TTATATTTCTGCTGATACTGCATATTTGTACTTATCACTTCTTATAAATTGCTCATTGTAATATAAGACATCATTATTTTCTGTATACACCGATTGTCTTACTTTCAATAGTGGCATATTACTTGCACATTTAAGATGGTCAGAATATTCTTTGTTTGAATGTTTTACTTCAAATATATTTTCTACTCGTTTAGGTAATGTGCTTATATTATTAGATATAACCTCCATTAAAGATTTATCTTCTAATTCTTCTTTTAATAAAAACATGTAATCTATTCTAAAATAGTCAACTTCAAAAATAACAGGTACTTCATCTATTAATCTAAGTCTTTTAATACATATTACCTTCTCTTCTAGTTCAATACTTAAAGCTTCAGCTACTTGCTTATCTGCTTTTTTTATTAAAACAGAGATTATTTTGGTACTTGGTTTTGCATTAATACGATGACAAGAATTAGTAAAACTATTTCCTGCACATGTTGCTTCTATTCTCTCTGGTATTGTTACATAAGTCCCTTTACCACGTTTTTTACATAATATATCTTCTTTTACAAGTTCATTAAGTGCATTTCTCACAGAAATTCTTATATTTTATTTATGTTTATTTATATTTATTTATGTTTTTATGAGTACATTTATTTACAACCTATCTAAAACAATTTCTTTATTCTATTTTATTTATATTTCTTTATTTGTATTTTATTTTATTAAACTGTCATGGTGGCAAAAAAGGTGGCAAAAATAATTTGCCACCTAAAATAATCTTTATTTATTCTTTCTCTTTTAAATTTTTAAAATGTTCTTCGAGTTCAATTAATTTATCTTCATCCACTTCATCATCTTTACTATGTAACGCTGATATTAAACTTGAAATTGAATTCTTATGTATGTTCTTCAAAAATTCCTTTGTTTCAAATCTTAGATATTTTTTCTCTTTTACCATTGCATTATAGTGTGTAAGTTTACCTATTTTCTCTGTACTTAAAAACTCCCTTCGCTCTAACCTTTTTAAAACTGTGAATGTAGTTGATTCATTCCATTCGTATTTTTCTTCCATTGCGGCAACTAATTCCCTAGACGTTAATACATCGTTAGCTTCCCAAATATATCTCATAACTTTTAATTCTGCTTCTGGTAATTTACTAATTTTCATAGTCACACCCCTTTATCGAATTATGTATATGTTAAATTCTATCTCAATAAAGTTTTCCAAACAAGAGAATCACACTAAATATTACCATCCAATTTTTTCCATCTCGAAATTATTCTTCTAAATTTCTATAATATTCTTCTAATGCGTCTAGTTTTTCTTTACTTATAGACTTATGTGTAGTAGTAAGAGAACGCATTATTTTTCTGCTTTTGCTAGATTTTAACACTTTTTTCTTAAAAGCATAATATTCTTTGTTATCTATTATTATTTTATAATGAGATTGAAACTTTATAATATCTCTGGCCAAATAACCTTTGTCAACTAGCCTTTTTAGTAGTATTTTTATTGTACTTTTATGCCATCTATAAACCTGTCTCATTTCTTTTACAATTTCTTTTTTAGTCACTAGAGAATCTTTTTTCCATAAATACTCCATTACTATTAATTCTGCTCTTAATAATTTTTCTACTAATATTTCTTCTTTCAACTTATGTCACTCCTTCGATTGTTCTAGTTCAAGTTAATAATAAGAGCTTTTTAAGACAAAAACTATAGGTAATTTTTACCAAATATTCTACTGTTTTAGTTTGTTTTCTTAGAAGAAAAATAACTTTCATATCTATAGAATTATTCAATTTTCAAACTATCCTGTTGAATAATAACTAATTCTATTGTATTATTTTAGTTGTAGAATAAAACTAAATCGGCAAAACTAGAGAAATTTAGTGACGCAAAGCTATAGGGACTAAGATTTATAAAATTCTTATAAATTATGCCAGCCAGTTGCCAAAAAGATATTGTTCTTTTTGTTTTTATGAAAGTTTTTTAGGTGGCTAATAATATATATACTTAGAGATAAAATAAAATATATTTCTAGCATTCACAGTTTTATTTTTTCTTAAAATGCGATATAATAAAGATGTAAATTCGTATCAAAAACAAAAAAAGAAACTACAATCTATTAGCCTAGAGCGAAGTTTCAAATTCAAAATAATTTAAGTAATGATTTATTCATTGAAATCGTCTTGATTGCCGTCAGGACGATTTCTTAGTTTATGTAAAGATTCTTTTAATCTACTTATAGAATCTAATAATCTTGTTATAGACTTTACTATTGTTGTAATAGATTTTATTACAATAGTAATGTAATACGCTATAACAAGTATAAACATAAGTGTTTTCATATACTCACCCCCTTTCGTTCGAAGGTGATTTCCGAAAACTTTCGCCCTTAGATTGTAGCCTCTTGCAAGATATATTCTTGCATTTTAATTATAACATAATTTTACAATTATCAAATATCTATTCTCCATTTTTTTATTTATACAATATATTCTATATTGCAATAAAAAACATTGTTTTAAATATATATACATAGGTATATACTAAATATGTTAAACTTAATTATGGAAAATATAAAATGAAAGGAATAAAAATATGACTAAGACTATATTATGTGATTACTGTAATAAAGGAATAAATAAAGATGATAATAAGTATATTACTTTTCATAAGAAAAGTCATATGAAAACTAACATTTGTATTAATTGTGCATTAAATTTGATAGATAAAGATAAATTAAATGAAAATATTATAAATAATCAACATGATTATTCAAAGAAATGAAAAAGCACTCTCCATAATGAAGAATGCTCTATATAATAATGTTTGACTTAGTAAAGATGTGTTGGGGTTACATATTTACTTTTTTATTATATCATATAACTTTGTGTATGAAAAAGAATTTAAATCAATTTTAAGGTGTGTTGAGTAATATTCTTGATAGTTTATATGTTGATGAATTTCAAAAAAATAAGCACTCTTATAAAAAGAGTACTTTTGGTATATATTCAAGCATTTATCTAATACAATTATAGCATGTATTATGTTTTAGTATGATAATTTTCGTTCGTTTTATTATTACAACTTCTACTATAGTTTTCATACTTTAACATCAACTAAATGAATTTAATTAAGATTACTAGTTAATCGTTTTTTGGTTCTTTCATATTCTGAAATCTAAAATTTTATTATTTGTTTATTGTTATTATTTAACACATGTTGGTATTTCAACGATTTATCTTATTGTTAATATTCTTATTGCTTCCAAAGTATATCTAATTATTTTTAAGATAATTTACTAATTTTTATTTTTTCAAACATACATTCGACAAAAAACAGTTTTTATATGGTATAATTATATTGTATAATACAAAAGGTTAATGAAAATAATTAATATTAAATGTACCAAAAAAAATAGTTTTTGATATAATGAATATTATAATAAATAATTATTTAAATAAAATATTATATAAGGATGTGATTTTATGGATTTCAAAATCAGAGAGCTAATTAATGATATAACCCAAGATATTATCCAAACATACAAAATCCAAATTCCAATAGTAAATATAAATCAAGTTGTTGATGCTTTAGGAGGCAAGGTAATAGAAGATAGTTCTTTAAGTGGATACTCTGATGGATTTATTAGAAAAGTTGATGATTCATTTGAAATAGTGGTATCTCCTTATCAACCAGATACCAGAAAGAATTTTACCATTGCTCATGAACTTGGACATTTATTTTTACACATGGGTTATGGCATTGATGATGAACTATGGAATAGTCAAGATGGAAATCAGTATTTTAGAAGTGGCAATACCAATAAGGAGTATCAATCCAATGAATTTGCAGCAGCCTTGTTGATGCCTAAACATGAATATAAAAGAATTATGGATGAAAACACAGTAGGTAATAAGGTCGACACTTCAAAAATTGCAGAATACTTTAATGTTTCCTCTTATGCAGCATCTAATAGAGGGAAATGGTTAGGATATTTACAATGGTAGATGATAAAGAATATAAAACTCAAAATGTAAATAATGTTCATAATTCAGCTAAAAACGAAAACGCTTTTAATCTTAAAAAGTATAAGGAAAAACTTCAAGAAAATATTAATACTGATATTTATGAAAAAGAAAAAGAACCTAATCATCCAGAAGTGATTTTGTTCTTTTCTTTTGATATAGCTAATTCATCATTATATAAAAATATAAATTATAGCGGATGGGCTAAGGTATTATCACATATAATTCGTAAGTTACAATATAGAGTTTATGAAAACCTTAAAGCACAACTTTGGAGAGTTCTTGGTGATGAGGTAATTTTCATTATCGTACTAAAAAATTATGATGAAATTTATAAATACATAGATATAATCTTTGATATTTTAACAAGCACTGCTAAAGATATAAAAAGTGGTAATATATTCTCTACACTAGAAGGATTTTCTGAATCTGAAAAATACTTAATGAAACTTCAAAATATTATTTCATTAAAAGGAGCGGCCTGGATTGCTATAGTATCAAGAAATCCTAATTTTAATGCTTTAGAAAATAATGAACAATATGAAAATATTTCTGCTATGTACGATTTATCCAATAATTATAAAATATTTGAGTTCTTAGGAAATGATATTGATGCTGGTTTCAGAATATCAAAGCAAACATGCCCAGAAAGACTTGTTCTTAGTTTTGAACTAGCTTATATATTATCAAGAAAAACTGATATTTTATCTAAATTACATATAATTACATATAAAAAATTAAAGGGTATCTGGAAAGATAAACTATACCCTATCATTTGGTATCATAATAAAGGAAAAAATAATGATATAGAATTTGATGATAGTTTTTCTTTTGATGAAATAGAAGAAAATGAATTGGTTCGAGAATATTTTTTTAATAAAAAAGGAGAAAGTAAATTACTAATTGATTCTTTTATGTTTAATTCTGTAGACAAGGCTTTGGATAAAATACTTATAGACAGAAACCTTAGTGATAAGATTGAAAAAATAGGTGACGTAATTTCTAAAACAAACCCCAGTTATGATAAAAATACAATAGATAAAGACTATATAAAAGTAGATTTAATGGAATTACACTGTGTTGCGGTTTGTTATAATAAATCAACTTCAAAAATATTAATTGCGAAAAGAAGTGATAATAGAAATAATAATGCGAGTAAATGGGAATTTGGTTGTGCTAAGGCAAGTCTAGAAACTTCAATTATAAATACTATTAAAGATGAATATGAAAAAGATTTTAATATAAACATTGAACCTATTACTGATTGCACAAGAAAAGATGATTGCCAACCTATACCTCTAGCAATTTATCAAGTTAAAAAAAGTGATGGTTTACACAAAGGCATTATAACTCTCGCAGAAATAATAAATGATTATGATATTTCTAAATTTGAACCCACATCAAAACATAATGAACTTGCATGGATAGGAGAGGATGAACTTGAAGATTTTAATGAAAACACAGTACCTGATTTTAAAGAAACTTTAAAACTAGCATTTAAAAAATTAAATGAAAATCAATTACAAGAATCTACAAATATGTAAATAGTATTCTTCTATGATTTGATTCTATCTTCATAGAGGAATACTAACCAAATAAAACATTTTCTAAATAGCATTAAAAACTACTACAAGTATATATATAAACAATATAATACCACCTAAAATAAAAGCTTCTACTGACTTTTTTACATTATACATTTTCTTATCACAGATTAAAGATAATTCTTTTATTTGAACAAGTGCATCATTAATCAAGTTTTCTTCGTCTTTAAATGCATTTTCAAATGCTTCTTTGTACTGTTCATTATTTAAAGATGCTATCTCTTTATAATAAAAAATAGATTTATATTCATTTTCTATTTTAGAATTCCTTGGCTTTAAAACCATAATCGAAAAATAAATTGAAATAACAAATATACATAATATAACAATGTAAAATAGCATCTCTAAACATCTGATATTACTTATACTTAAGTGATTCATTATTTTTTCCTTCCCTGAAAATAAAAAACCTATAATTGCGCTATTTAATAATAGTAAAAAACTAGCTTTATTATCTGATTTTTCAATATAGTAATCAATTCTATTTACTATAAACTTCGCTATGTCTATTTTTTTATCCATGATTTTACTACCTCATTTCATTAAATTTTATATTGATTCAAAATTTTATTTTCTACTTATTATCATTGAATAAATTATTATTTGGAAATAATCTTATTGAAATAATAAAAATATGTGAAAGAAAGTAATAACTAACTATAATTACTACTTCCTAACTTAAACATTCTATCTCTTCCAATTAAAAGTAAGATATCGTCCTCTATAAGTTTCATATTCTCTTATAATATCCAATATTTCCTCCCTAGAAGTTGCAATTAAACTTCTATCAAATAGTTCAATCATTCTATTGCTATCATTATCAGAAACATTACAAGACTCTAATATCTCATTATTAAATATTGCAATAGCATACCCAGTACCTATTTTTATCTCATTTAATTCATGTAAATTATTTGCTGCTCTAAAGATATCAGCTTCAGCCAATCCACCTAAATCTTCGCTTCTATTAATCAAGTTATTAAGTTTAATACTAAAAGCTGCTCTTACAAATCTCTCATAAACCAATGCATCCATACATAAATCCTCCATTATCACAATAATATATTTACATTATATTACAATAATAGAGTTATCACAACAAACAACCACTTCTAGTTGATAACTTTTATCTATCTATTAATAAAATCCAATGCTTTATAAAGTGTATCAAATCTATCATTACCTTTTATCATAATAAATTTTTCTTTAGTAATAGAACTTATCTTTTCACATGCGCCACCTCCTACAACATATAAATTTTCCGTCTGACCTGGTACGTAATCTTTTATATCACAAACTAAAACTTTGCTTGGACTATAGCCCCAACTAAGCACATTCGCAAGTATCTTATCAACTTCTCCATCATAAACAATTGTATGTTTGTACATCTGTTTAACTCCCTCATTATTTATATTTTTATTTAATACACCTTCTACAATTAACTTAGCAATACCTTCATGACCTAGTTTCTTAGCTTTATCATAATCTTCTTTATTATCACAGAAGAAACTTTCAATTAATACTGCTGTAGGCTTTGAACTATTTAAGATATATAATCTTTTATCTAATTTAGCACCTCTATTTTTAAATACTGTACCTAGTTTATCACATATTCTAGTTGCATACTCTAAGCCTTTATTACTATAATATAGGACTTCTGAACCTTTACCTTGACCGTTACTTGCATTTAAATGTAACTCTATAAGTAAATCATATCCTCCACTATTAACTCTAGGTATTTTATAAGACTTTTCTTCATTCTTAGTTTTAAACTGCTTTTCTGGGCATATTATTACATCTACCTTATGCCCTTCTTTTCTAAATGTATCTGCTAATACTGGTGCAAGAGATTTGTTGTATTGATACTCGTTAACTACTCCATCAGCAGAAGTACATGCTCCACTTTTTAAAATACTGTGTCCTACTGTTATACATATTTTCATTATTTACTACCTCCTTTAACATTTAATTCATCTGTCATAGTATCTAATAAACTACCTATTTTCTCTTTTAATCGTTTAGGAACTGGTAATCCACATAAGTACATATTTTTTAATATACTTACACTTTCATATAGAATAAATAAAATAGAGAAAAATTCAGATATTCCAAGATGATTTAATCGCAAAAAATCAACCCAATCTTGTGGCAACATAAATAAAAAGTTAAACTTTGTAAGAATGTCAACTACTGCTAGAAAAAATATACATGCTATCATTGCTACTTTTCTTATTCCTCCATTTATTCCAAAAGAGCTATTAAACTGATGTGTTTTTATTGCTCTTAAGCAACCTAACAGTGTATCAAATGCTATTGCTAATATTACTAATTTTATAAATATATTTGTTGCTAAAAAAACTATTGTTACGTTCATATTTCCTCCTTATTCTGCATTAAAATAAGACTTAGAAATTATCTAAGTCTATTTAAAAGAACTACGCTATATAGTCCTCTCTTACAATTTCTTTATATTCACTTGCTGTTATCTTATTCTTTGTAACCGCTGTTTTAACTTGCTCTTTAGTCCAATTACCATTATTATAGAAATCTGTTATTATCTTATACCAATTCATACTATATCACCCCATTACTCATTAATTGAAATGTTAAATCTGCTATTGTTTGTTCTGTAGAATTTACTTTATCTTCTATGCTACTTTTAATATCTGTATATCTATAGAAAACCTCTTTAGTATCTATATTTATAAATAACTTTGCTTCTTTATTTTCTACATATTGTTGTACTGGCAATTTCTCAATTAAAATTCCATTTTTTAACTCTTCTTCTGATAGTAAAGTTGGTTTATAGTGTATCATCCCAATATATTTTATATTTTGTTCATCTGTCTCCATAAAATTTCCTAAATAAATCATAATTCCTCTCCTTTTTCATCTGAATAAACCTTTTTTGATAATATATTTCTGTGAATGCCACCACCAATAAAAAAAATTATATTGTTTATTATAAACATACCTTTTTGAGGATTTGTGTTAATGAGCGTTCGGTAGCTATTAACTTCTTTAAGAGTATTTAAATTTATTTTTATAAATGGGCTACTAGAAAGTGAATTAAATGTATATATATATCCATTATATATTTCAAAATTTTCATATCTATCTGACCCACCATAAGTAATCAAATTTAGATTTGCATCATATTTTGCTAATCCACTTTTTTTACCACTCTCAACTTCTATGCTTCTGCTACTATCAGATACAAAAACAAAATCATTTAAAAACTTAATGTTTTTTTCATATAAATATCCTCCAATTCTAAAACTTTTCGCAACACTAAAATCAAAATTTATTTTAGTTAGGTAACATTCTGTAAGACCACTTGAATTTGAGTGTTCTGTTGTAGCATAAATACCATTATTATTACATACAAATTTGCCTCTTTCAAAGTCATAAATTCTATCAGAGGACATATCTTTAGTTAGCATTATATACATATCCGATATTCTTATTTTGTGAAGTATTGAAGAAGTCTCATCTCCATATATTCCATAAATAAATTCCCCATAAGTACATAGCTTATAATAAGAACCTTCTATTGACTGTGCTTCATTTCCTGTTAACTTATTTATTTTATATAATTTAGTATTGTCAGATATAAATAAATACTCTTGAGTAACACAGATACATGAGAAGTTAGCATTGGCTAAAGTAATATCAAAAATTACAGATTCATCAATTGCATTAATTTTAATTAAATGTGTACCTTTAATTGCATAAAAATAGGGTTCTTCATATTCTAATGCTTTTAAACTCCCACTATATTTTTCAATATATTTTATAGCACCATTTGTAACCAAATATGAAGAATAACTATTTGCAAGTATTGTTTCTCTTAAATCTAATCTCCCCTCTTTTATATCAATTTTATTCTTTATTTCTTCCCATGTATCGCTTGTAGTAACCTCTGCTCCCTTGGAGTTTAATGCTGTTACTACATTATTTTTAGCATTAACTCCATTTTGAAAAACCTCTTTTAATGCTCCTTCTACATTATCACTTGTAAAGTTATTCTCTGTATCTTCTATAGTTACATTCTTTGCTTCTAATACAAGATTTCTAACTTTATTAACTAACTCTTTAAAAGTCATTTAGTCACCTTCTTTCAATAAAAAAAAGAACCTACTACGCTGTTGGTTCTATTCCTTCTACTACTCCACTATTTTTTATAATATAATCCTCTACTGCTTTTCTGTATTCTGTGTTAGTTACATCATCAAGTTGAAACTCTCTATTTTTCAAAGGGTTTAACCCTCCATTTAATATTCTTTCTGCTAATATTCTTACCACAACATTATTTATATTCATTATAACAATCCTCCTTGTAATTCATTAGTCATAATTAATAATTCATTTTCTAATTCTTCATAACTAAGTTTTTCATCTTGTATTGGACTACTTGATAACACTAAATAATTTTCATTTAAAGTTTCATATATTTCTATAACATATAAATTAGAGTTTTCACTAATTATTTTTTCTTTTTCATCTAAAGAATTATAATATACTTGTTTTTTCATAATTTATTCCTACCTTAATATTGTTAATTTTTCTATTTCTGCACGAGCTGCATATGAACCATCTAAATTTCCTGCTCCTACAGATGTTAATAATATTTGTACTTTTATATCCATGCCATTCTCAACAATAATATCTTTTGTAAATCTTACAAAAGAAGAAGATGCACTAGGAGTATCGTCAGTAACATAAAAGTATTCTTTTCGGTTTCCACATAGTATCTCTATTTTTGCTGTTGCATAATCAGCACGCATTTTAGACGCTTTAAGTTCGCCTGTGAATCTTAATGTGCCTTTTATACTAGATACTTCATTGTAAACGATGCTAGGAGTGTTTAAAGTTGTAGCTTGAATTCTATTTTTTAAAGAAAAAATTTCTATTGATTGAAAAATCCAGTTAACTTTTTCAATCAAATTAGTAAATGTTTCAGATGATGTTGCTGAAACATTTTTAGAATTAATCGTCTCCACTAATACATTTTTTAATGTTTCTATTTTTGTTTTAGTTGTACCAAATTTATCTGTTCCAATAAAAGGACTACCCAATGCACTAGATATATTATTTTTACCAGTTTGAAAATCAGTTTGTACATTTTCTAATGCTGCCATAAGTTCCCCTAAACTAGCATTTTCAGTTAATTTTTCTGTCATATTTTCACCTCGCTTATATCATATCTATTAAATTATTCACTATAGTTATTCCTTTAGTTCTTTGACCACTTATTTCTACCATTATTTCCTCTAATACTCCATCTAACTTATCACTTGTAAATCTATCATTAGCATCTGTAATACTTATACTGGTATCTATAAGCTGTATACTGCTAATAGAATCCTCTATTTTCTTAGATGAATAAGTAGTCATTTCAGACACTCTGTTATCATCTACAGTTGCATTAATAAAATGAGTTTCTGCATTTCCATTTATCACATAAACGTTTAATTCTGACCTTGTTTCACTTCTAATCTCAATAGAATTATCATCTATAATTTTAAAGTTTGTAACTACATTTTCTTTTGTAGTAGCATCTATAATATTTACAACTATTCTCTGTGTTAACAAACTATGTGTTACAGTTGCTTTGAATCCATTTTCTGCATCCTCAACCCAATCATCAATTGTTATTATTTGAGTAGATGCCACATTTGAACCACCTGCGATTAATTGGTCAATTTTAATATTTTGTTTCTCATTTTCTGTGTCAATTCTAGTATTTAACTCTGTTTTAGTTGTATCAATTTTATTATTTAAATATTTATCATTGTCTAACAATTTTTGTTGTCGATTATTAAACTCATTTGCATGAGCTGGTGTAGTTATTAAATATTCTTCAATCTCATTATTAAAATCTAATTCATTAGGCATTTATTCACCTCCTAGAACTCGTCATCTATCTGAAAAACCATTTCCATATCACTGTCTTTATACTTATTTCCAAAAGATTTAATTGCAATTAAATCGCCATCAGAATCTATTAAACCTATTTCATTTATGTTTTTTCCTTCTGCTTCATTTTTTAATAGAGTGGTTGAATATCTGCAAGTAGTTGGGATTGGATATACATAATTTTCTATATCTTTTCTAAACACCTCATTTTTTAACGCTATATCACTTGAAAGTGGAGCTATTATAGTTCCATCATTCCCAATTCCTCCATCTCCAAATGCCATGCTAACTATAGTAGGTAATGTTATATCACCCGCTCGAGCTTTACACATTTTTTGTCTTGCAATGTCTGTTGTTACTGCATTTGCCATACTTATAACACTTCCTCTCTTAATTCTGCATTGAGCAGTTTATTTCCATTTAACATTTCTAGCCCATTTAAATAATATAAATTCTTTTTAATGATTACTTTAAGATTTGTAAATACTTCACTTTCTTTTACAAATAACTTATTTTTCATGTTTAAGCTTATTGGCTCATTATAAAGTATATAAGCACTTAAGTTTTTACTACCATTTAATAACCACATGCCATCTAAGAAATTACTTATATTCCCTCTAAAATCTATAAATATTCGATTAATCATCTTTACCTCAAATTTTTCTATATCTGTAAATTTGAGTGCAAAAGAAGGCATCCAATGAAGATGAGAGGGTTTCGTTTTATTTGTTATATATTTGAAATCTTCATAATTAATAACATCATCAACATTAGCAGTTACTTTAAAAGTGTATGGAGCTATATTTTCTTTTATATATACATCTGTACCAGTATAGCTTTTTATTATAGTTGCTAGTCTGTTAGGATTAACAATATATTTCATTTGAAGCTTAGCAATGACTTTTCTTCTTCTAGCTTCTATATCTTCATCTATATTAGTAGATAAACCTACCCTATTTTCCCAAAATTCAAGTCCCCATGTAGCAGTTTGAGGAAATAATTGTAACTCTATTTCTTTATTTAATAATTCTAGATTATCAAATTCGCTTCCTATAGCTTCATATATAGAGTTCATAACTAAAGATTGTTCATAGATAGGAGATAATGTTAGAAGCATTTCTTTACCTTTTTTAGAAGTTATCATCCAACCACCTCGTTAACTATTTCCCCTATTCCGACCACTTGGTCTTGCAATTTTATATTTTCTTTTGCATCATTTATAGTAAGATTAGAAAAGTCTTGTATACCTTCATCTGTCAACATCATAGAACCTACTATCGCTTGTATAGCATTGTATGAAACTGTTCCCCCTAAATCAATCTTATCTAAATATTTATCTATCTTAGTTTTTAGATTGTTTAATACTGTTTCTTCATTAAAACTGTTACTAAATATAAAACTAGCTTTTACATTAATAAGTAATGTGTCAGGTGTTACAACTGTAACTAATGCACCGATAGGAGCTTTCCCATCTCTATTTTCTCCTTCTGATATATTTAATGGATATATATATTCTTGAACCTTGTCTATTAACTCTTGTGTTGCTGCTTTTCTATTTTTATCTAGTATTAATACTTTTACTGTCCCCGCTCCATTCCATTCGGGAACTACATAAGCATATCCAACTCCATCTACTTCTTTAGCCCATCTTATATAATCTGAACTAGCTCCACTAAGTTTGTCTTCTTGCTCTGCTACAAGGACTCTTTCTCTAAAATGTTCTTCATCTTCTATATCTGTTCCACCTTTGAAATCTTTATTAGTAACTGATTTAACACCATTAATAGAACCTAGTAAAACGGATATACTACCTTTAGACACATTCCCTATAGTTCCTACAATCCTACTTTCTGCTTTAATATCTACTGTTTCATTTTCTCCTATAGTTTTGGTTTCAAGAAGCTCAAATTCTATGCTCTGTTTTTCATCAGTTGCAATAGTAGTTACTATAGTTCCTTTTGTAATGATAGTTCCTTGTACACCTGTAAATGTAATAACTCCAGTAGCCTTAGTTGGTTGATTTTTAAATACTCCTTTACATTCACCAAGCCACTCTAAATAAGTTCCATAAGAAGTCTGAGGAAATGCTATCTTTAAATTATTTTGTAATCCTAGTTGTTTTAATTCAGCTATCTGCTCTGCTGTAGGTCTTGTTGCATCATAGATGAAGTCACCTTCTAATGTAGAAACATCTTGAAAGTTGCTTAACATCCTTTCATGTACAGAGTCCTCATCTTCTGTTAAAAATACTGGTATAGGTAGCTCTCTTTCCATATAATCACCTACCTTTTTATATTGCCATCAATTACTATATTTTCATCATCTATTGTTAGTACATCAAATTCATACTCTACTAACCTGCTATTCTCCAACCAATTAAAGCTAAACTCTCCTACTTCTTTTGTGTAAGGATGAACCAAAATAGTTTCTTTTATTAATCTAGTTATTTCAAGCTCTTTTGCACTTTGAGATAAGTTACTAGCTATTAAGTCTTTTATTTCACTTCCATAAATGTTTGTATAAGCTGCTTTTTTGTATCTAGGTGTTAATATAGCCTTTTGACACCATTGTTTGTACGCCTGCACCTTATCACATTTTTTTAGTGTTCCATCTGCGTTTTTAACAAATTCACCTTTTTCAAAATCAAATAAAAAAGAACCCTTTAGGTCCAATTCATTTTCATCATTATTTTTTAATTCTACAGTTTCAAAAGTTTCACTTTGAGGAAATAGGTTTGGCATTTACAACCCTCCCAATTACTACAAATTCAGCTCCCATAACAGCTACTAGCACATTATCGCCTATACGTAGTGGCTTCAATTCCTTTGGAGTTTCTATTTTATGCTTATGTCTATATTCTCCACTTAAAGCTTCATCTGAAAAAGTAAAATAATCTTCTTTTAATGTTAAATTCTCTAATACTAGATAGTCCTGTATTTCATCTTTATAGCCATTTACTTTTAATCCATTTGCTGTTATTTCTGCAAGTTCACAACCCATTCCAAAAGTGCCATTTGCTACACTTTTATTCATATTTTCTTTCAATATTCTAGCAATTCCATTAAATCTAGCATCAGTCATTATTATAAAATTTCCTCCTTATATATTCTAAAGACCCTATATTCAGCTTCATTTTCGGTCTAGAATCTAGTGTATGAGTGACATCTATAACATAATATTCTTTACTTTTTAAACTTACTTTGTCACCTGCTCTTATTCTATTTATATCTACTGCACAATCTACACTTATTGTTTCCTCTCCACTATTGAACATTGCTTCTGCTGCTTTCTTAGCTTCTTTAGCATTTTTTATCTTTTCATCTTGTTTAATCTTTTGTAGTGTTCCAAACTTATCAGCATCTTTTTTATATGTCCCAATTATAGGCGCTTTTGTATTTTCGTCTTTACTCTTACCTAAAACTTTTACACTTGTTACTGCATCATTAAAACTACTTGTAAAGTTAGCATCTTCTAATATACTATCTAATTTATATACATTTGCATTAGTACCAAGCTTGAATAATTTTAATTTATTATCCATCCTTACTCTAAATAAGTCTCCACCTTTTGTTGCTGTTTCTTTTAAGTCCTTTTTTATCATATCTAGTATATTTGTCTTATGTATTACTTTAGCAAGTTTCTTCCCTGTATTAGCTAAGTTGTAATAGGGTATATTCCATTGCTTACAGTAATATTCAATTCTCTGTGTTGCTGTATTTTCTTTAAACTGATATTGTTCCTCTGATTCTTCCATGTAAACTGTTCTTTCTCTGCAAGACAATGTTAGTTTCTTACTCTTTTCACTCCTTCTAGTTTCCCATACAACTCCATCAAATATTGTCTCTTCTTTTTTACTCTCATATGCTATATCAATTAGAATTATTTTATCACCTTTTTTAATATTTATATCTTTAAGTTGTTTAGGTTCTACTAATGATACATCCATCTTATATGCAACTCCGTCTATAGCTTCTGAAAGAGTTATTCCTTCATTGAAATTTGCAATATCATATTTCCCGTTTAATATTATTTTCATTTACTAGGTATCACCAACTTTTGACCTTTTTTAATTATATTAGGATTTTTACCAATGACTTTTTTGTTTTCGGGTATATTATAAATCTCTGGCCACCTTGAACCCTTACCTAAAAGATTTTTAGCTATCTTATATAATGTATCACTTGCTTTAACAGTATATATTTTAGATTTAGTTTGGGTATTAGGTCTATTATCTTTTAAATCTGTTTTAGTATTACTTTTTGTATCTTTTTTTAATGTCTCTATCTTCAGTTCTCTGTAAGTTCTAAATGTTATCTCAATGTCTCTATCTTCTTCTCTTCCTGCTGTTTGAGTATTGCTAAAACTAGATATTGTGACTAATCCATTGTAGCCAAAACCAGTTATAATAAGTCTTAAAGGTTCGGCTTGGTCTACCCATTTTTCAAGCGTTGCCACTACTTCGATTGGATTTTTTAACTCGCTGTATCTGCAATAAGAAGCGTCATATAAGTTAGGCAGAAATGTTTTAAATGATATTTCTCTTATCTTCTCCCCTTCTTTTTTTATATCAAATTCACCTAAGTTTACTATATCTACAGTTTCAAACCTTTTTTCTTTTTTTATAGATAAAGAATCTTGTGGATTTACTGGAAAATGAAAATCTATTTTTTCTTTTTCATTTTTTAGATAAATATCTATTACCAAGTTATCACTTCCTTTCTAAAGTATTTTTTAACATTACACCGCAGTTTTCTTACCATAAATTCACTTCCTTTGATTTTTTGTATAAAAAAACACCTACTCATTCGTAAGTGCTTTCCTCTATTTTATTTAAACAATGAAATTTGAGTAAAAAAATATCTACTCATTTATAGATATTTTATAAATTAATAGTTTTATAATAAAATTTTTATTATTTGTTATAAAAATTTCATATTTTTATTGACTATAAACAATTTTTATATAAACAACGGTTTTATTTATAATTTTTTGTGGTATAATAAAAGCAAGAAGAACTACAATCTATTTGAAACTAGAGTGGAGTTCGTAATTTAAACAATTAATAATTATTTAAATCTACGGAATTTGATTTTAAAATCAAACTCCCAACCACTCTTAGCGGCTACTTTGAGTGGTTTTTTACGTTTTTTAAGTAAATTGCTAACTAGACAAACTATTAAACTAACAGATAGCCTTTCTAGTACATTTTGTAAAAAATTATCCATACATACTCACCTCCCTTCTATACGTTGGGAGGATAATCTTTTGTATGAACTCCACTCTATAAATTGTAGATTACATCTTCTTGCTACAATTATTATATCATATAATTCTTACATATTTTACCTGTTTATTACTTTTTACGTTATAGTCACCTACTTTCAACAAAAAAACACTTACCTAAGTAAGTGTTTTTAATATATTATCTAAAATATTTTCATTTTCTTGTTGTTCTATAAGAATTTCTCTTAATATCTTTACATATTCTTGAAACTTTTCTTCACTATTCTGTTTTAGTTCATATAACGCATTAGCAAATTTCACAAAATATTCTACATCTTCATCAGTTTTTAAATTATATTTATTAAGTAAACTTTCACGCATTGTATTAATCCCCCTCAAAACTAAAATAAACTAAACTAAATTATTTAATACAACTGATAAATTTACTCAATCTTATAAACCACATGATAATTCTTCTTCTCACCTGCAATTTTGACAGGTCTATTATTTTCCTCTATCCAAGTTCTCACCTTATCTATTACACTCTTTGTATATTTATTTACAGTACCAGTCCAAGAACCATTCGTTTCCCAAACTCCTTTTACTTCATTTTCTTCTAAATCAATCTTTTTAATAATTTCACAAACAGCCATCTGAGCTGGTTTATTACTCTTAGAATATATTTTCAGTTTAGACGCTATTTGTTTTGTATCAAAATAATGTTCTTCTTCGTTTATCTCAATCGGTAAATCAATACCTGCCTTTTTATATAATGTTTTAGCTGTTAATAGTTTTGATTTGTTGTCAAATCCTGCATCATCCAATAGTTCTTTTAACATAGATGTACTATTATAAGCTAATTGTAACTTTTCAATCTCACTTGCTTTTTCTCTTAGTTTTTCGGGATTAGCATTATTAGTTATGTATGCACCAGTTTGTCGAATAGCTGGAAGTACTTCATCGCTTATCCAGTCTTGGAACTTCTCTGCTTCTTCTTTCTGAGATTTAAATATTAACTTGTATACCCCACTCTCAGTTAAGAACTTTTCACCTGCATTATTCAGTTTTCGGATGTCCTTATCTAGGACAGCTGAATTTTTTAACAAGATAGCTTGAGTATCATTCATTTTAGATAAATGATTTCTTATTGCACTATCACTCAATTCTAAGCATCTTCCGCAGTCGTACGGATTAAATAAAACTTGCCCATTATATTCAAGTACTTCAACTTTCTTTTCTTCAAACATCATTAATTCATTTTTCATAATATTACACTCCTTAAAATTGATTTTTTTCAAGGAATGACGTATACTATAGTTAGTGTATATAATTATACGTCAATAAGGGATGTTCAATCTTTGGTCGGGGAGAACGTCCCTTATTTTTATTCCTCTTTTTCTAGCTCTTCATTAATCTTTTCTTCAAGCCAAATAGTTTTAGTCTTGTTCTGCTTTTTTAAATGTTCTTCAATTTTCTCTACTTTCTCTCTATCTAGTAGAACACTAAAAGTTTTTTTATTCTGTCGTCTTTGCTTGAAGTAATCTGCTCTACTGCTATCAGTAATAATTTTCACCTCTTTTCTGTATCGCGATAATATAATTATACATTGTATCGCGACACTTTTCAAGAGTTTTTACTAATTTTTTCTAATTATTTTACCCAACCGACCAAATTTGAGCAAAACAAAAGCACCTACCAAAAGTAAGTGCTTTCTTTTTTTATTTATTTTTTTCCACATAGTTAATATAAAACAATTATACAAAGATACATCTAATACTAAGATTGATAAATTTACATACCACTCAGTTAATATAAAATCCTGTAATTTTGTTTTTATCAAGTAATGTTTTAGCATTTACATACCACATAGTTAATATAAAATCTTGAGCAAATATACTTCTTACAGTCTCTAAAGCCTTATTTACATACCACATAGTTAATATAAAATTGTATTTGAAGGAGGAATAAAAATTGTTTCTTCTGTTATTTACATACCACATAGTTAATATAAAATTCAGACATAGAAAGAATGGGTGAAACTTTTAAGTATAATTTACATACCACATAGTTAATATAAAATTTTGGAATGTTCCTTTTAATTCTGATACTGAAATTTATTTACATACCACATAGTTAATATAAAATCTTATACTTTGTTGCATCTTATACCCCCAGATAAAGATTTACATACCACATAGTTAATATAAAATTCTGATAATAGAATGTAAAGAATTTATTTTAAGCTTATTTACATACCACATAGTTAATATAAAATCCCAAAATAAATTTAGTATTTCCAATACTTACATATATATAGCTTTCTTAAATTTGCAGTGAGCGACCAGTAGTGTTTTTTGGCATTTCATAAAGCATACCTGTAATATAGTAATTTCAATCACTACAAGCAATATTTCAAAAAATCGAACACTGCTAAAGCCTTACCTATATTATACCATTTTTTAACATATAAAGCACTTGAAACAACAGAATATCCAAGTGCTTTGTATGTTTATACTTATTTATTTTCTCTTGTTATAAATTCAATAATTCTTTTTTCTTCTTATTAAATTCTTCCTCTGTTATTGCTCCCATGTCTAATAACTCTTTTAACCCTTTCACTTGTTGTATTGCATCATCATTTGATTTTATTTGTTTTTCTTTATTATTTTCTAAATTATTCTTACTTATATTTATTTTTCTCCTTATATTATCAATGAATTCTTGGCTATGAAAATTAAGTATTGAATCTTCAGCTATTATTTCCCTTAATTCTCCATGAGAAAAATATTCAATACTTATAAACAACTTTTCAGTTTTACTTTTTTTATTTCCAGTTCCTGACAACCCACCAACAATTGTTCCCATAGGACCAAATAAAGTTCCTATAGCTGCTCTTCCAACAACAGACTTATTATTATATGCTATTTCTTTCTCACTATACTTATTTACACTATATAAATCAGAAAATTTAATACGCATTTTTTCTTCTTTTAAAAGTTTGCTCTCAATAACTAAACATGCATTATGGTTGTCAATAATTATACTTATTGCTTCACCCCTACAATTAGGAACTCCAACAGAATTATAGTAATCCATCTTCATTACCCCTTGTTTAACTATTTTATTTTTATTTCTTAATATAGTATCTGTCTTTTTATCTTGCATATCTGCTATATTTTGATTAATTATATTGCATATTTTATCTTTTGAGTTACTTTTAAAATACAATACACTTTTTTTGCTTTCTATAATTAGCATATCATTATCAATAAAGACTTTCTCTATATCTAAAAGTTTTATTTCACTAATAGGTACTTGTTGCAATGTATATACAGATACTAGTTTTTTATCTATATACATAGTACATGTAAGTTCATTGTTAAAATGTGGGTGCCCTTTTATATACATAAGCTTAAAATTCTTTATGTCATCTTTTCGTTTAAAAAAATTCATTTTAATCCCCTCATAAATCAATAGTCTATAATGTTATTATAACATCTATAAGGAGGATTTTTTTAACAATAATTCGACATTATCCAATATCTTGTAATGCTTCTCTTAGCTCACTTTCCACTTGAGACAATATTTCTTGTATCATTTCTTCTTTGTTATTGCTACCTTGAATATTTATAGATATTCCACCAACATTAATCGCATTACTTCCACCAGAAATTATGTTTTGTGGCTGGGCTTCTTGATAAATTCTATTTTCTGTATTATTAAATTCTTCTTGTTTGGTAGGAAATTGTCTAACATTATTAATAATATTAGAAGTACTATTTTGAATACTATTTGTAGAATTAAAACTAGTTCCTAATTTTTGAGATATTGGAATAACATTATTACTTGCTTTAGTTCCAAGCATCTGTCCTGCTTGTTTATACAAACTTAATGCTCTACTTCTTTTACTATTAGAAAGAGGAATAACCATTTCTGGACCTGCTTCTCCACAAATACTTGGTTTACTTGCAACACCACCATCTGCAAAATGGTCTAGTATATTGCTTACTCCAGTTTTTACTATACTTACAAAACCAGTTATTTTGGTAGAAAGTTTCTTTTTAAGAGAATCCCAAGCAGATTTAATTGAATCCACTTTACTTTTAAATCCGTTTTCTACAAGACTTACAAATCCACTTATTTTGCCAGATAAATTTATTTTAAGTCCTTGCCACCACATTCCAACTTGTTGAACTTTTTGTTGAAAACCATTGCTTACAAAACTAACAAATCCGCTTATTTTTTGACCTACATTAGTTTTTAAATCAGACCACCATTGTTTTACTTGCCCTACTTTTTCTGAAAATCCATTATCAATAAAATTTACAACTGCTTTAAGTGGTGCTCCTAAAACTCCTTTTATACCTTCCCATAATGATTTAACTACATCTCCAATACCTTTGAAAGCATCAGAAAATCCTTGTTTTATTTTTTCGCCATCACCACTAATTATCCCACCTATGATTTCGAATATTCCTTTTATTATATCAATTACACCTTTTATAGCACCTGCTATAGCATTTATAATAGATGCAATTGCATTAATAACAGAAGTTATAACTAAAACTATAGAAGTTGCTACGCCTTTAAGTAATCCTCCTCCTATATCTCCCAGAGTAGATGTTAAAGAATCTTTTATCTGTTTTAAATAATCTACAAAAGGTTTTGCTGCTTCTTTTAATTGATTAAAAGCATTCCCTAGCTCTTTGAAAGACGTTCCTACGCTTTGTGTTGATTGTTTTAACTCATCCATATTGGTTTTAGTTGTCTTAGTTGCTCCATCATCTTTGATTGGCTTAAACAAATTTGAAAAGAAATCTTTTATTCCACTAAATGCTTCTTTTATTGGTTCAAGAGCTTTTCCTAGTTCTGCAAAGCTAGATTTTAAGTTATCAAAAACTGGTTTTAAACTTTCTTTTGTTTCTAAAACTTTTTGTTTTAAATTTTCAAAAGGCGTTTTAATATTTTCATCAAATACAGTTTTTAAACCTCCAAAAGCTTCTTTTATGCTATCTAAAGAATCTCCAAAAACTTCTTTTAAATTACTTAATGATTGTTTAAATGTATCTATAGCAGGTTTTATGCCTTCTAAAAGTTTATCTTTTAATTCAGTTGCTTTGCCACCTATAAAAGTTACTATATTATTAAATACTTCTGTCGCAGATGTTTTGAGTTCTCCAAATTTCTCTTTAATCTTTCCAATACCTTCACCTATTTTTTGACCTAATGAGTTTATATATGCTTTTGCTCCATTCGATGAAGTTTGCAGTTCGCTTGATGCTTTCTCGCTAGATAAATTAACAGGCTGAACTTTTGGAGCTGCTTTAGCAGGATTTTTTAAAAAGTCTTTTAATTCATTCCATTTTTTCTTTATGCCTTCCACTTTTTTTCCGAATTTTTCGTCTAGAATATCTACAACAGCTTGAATTGGTGATGTCACAAAATCTACTAACCCACTCCACAATGACTTAACAATATCTATAATCCCTTTAAAAATAGATTTAAGCCCGTTGACTACTTGGCTCATATCTCTATTTATAAAACCTTTAACTACATCAGCTATCCCTTTAAATATCTCTATTAAACCATTTACTACTACTGTTGTTGTATTTACTATAGCTTTTACCTTGTTAACAATTACATTAAATGAATACATAAATTTTATTATGAAAACTGTCGCCAAAAATTGTATAACTGGTGATAAAGCACTTACAATCATTGAGCCTAATTTAGAAAAAACTGCAAACAAAGGTTTTAACGCATTTATAAGTTCTTTAAATTTACCTTTTATTTGTTCTATAAAAGGATTTAAAGGTTTTAAAAAATTAGATATTGATTTACCTATGTTTTTAATACCATACCTAAAAGTTTCAGATTTTTGATAAGCAAATAAAAATGCTCCTGCTAATACGCCTATAGCTAAAACTATTGCACCAACGGGTCCAAGAACTCCAACTATTCCTCCAATTAGCGTTGATGCTGTAGCTATCTTTGTAATTATACTTATTACGCTAGAAATTACTGTTAAAGCTTTAAAAGCCATAAATCCAGCAATAACACCACCAACAACAGAAGCCACACCTTGTAAAACATTTTTTATTTTATCAAAGTTATTTATAAAATTACTCACAAAATTTACAATTGAATCACCAACTTTAGGCATACTACTAATTATATTTTCCATAAAGTTTCTTGTTACTGGACCTAATTTTTCTCCTATACTAATTTTTACATCATTTATAGTGTTTTTTAATTTAGCGAACTGCCCATTCAAGGAATCCATCTTCATGTCAGCTATTCTTTTAGCTTCTTCCTCGCTTTCAGCTATGGCTTTTTTTAGTTTATTGTAGTCACTTTCACTAGCATTTACTATTGCAGCCCAACCACTTGAAGCGTTAGCTCCTACTATATCTCCTAAAGCTCCTACTTTCTTCGTGTCACTAAGCTTACCAAGCTTATTTCTAAGTTCATCTATTGTTGCTGCTAAATCTAAACTTCCACTTTTAGTTGTTTTCATTTCTATTCCATATTTTCTCATAGCTGTTGCGGCTCGTTTAGGTTCATTTATAAGTCTTAAAAGACCCATTCTTAGAGAAGTTCCTGCTTGGCTTCCCTTGATAGCACTACTTGCCATCAAACCTGTAGCTAATGAAAGGTCCTTCATCGGTACACCCAAAGAACCACCTAAGGAACCAACAAATTTCAATGTTTCCAATTTTGTTATCGTAAAGGCTCTTTATCCCTTGCTTCTATATATTTCTATATAGTTCAGACTATATCTTAAGTTCAACTTAAATTGAACTTGTTGCTGTTCGTGGATATTTCTGCATATAAAAAGGCACTTCATGAGTGCCTTATACTTAGCTTACTTTATCTAGTCGTTACACGTTCCAGTTGTTTCCAAACTGGCTTCGCTCGGTATTCCCATATTGATTTTTTCAAATCCATCTTCTAATTTTTTTATAATTTTATTTTTTATAATATTTAAATTTTCACTTCTAACATATTTTATTCTTATAAGAGGTATATTATTTTTTTTACAAAACTCATTTTTTATTTCATCATTATATTTTATTTTTTGAAAATCTTCTTTACTACAATTAAATTTTGGCATAAAGTGTTGAGAACCATCATACTCTATTAAACACTTGATTTCACTTTTTTTAAAAATAGCAAAATCAAAAGGCAAAGGCCTTTTATTCTTGCATTCTTTAATTTTATATTGTTCCTTAAAATCAAATTTATTTTCGTTCAGATATTCTCTTATCACTTCTTCTCCTTTTGACCTGTAACAATGTGGGCATCTTATTCCTCCATTTATAAAACGTGTTGGCTCCATATAAAAATAATTTCCACATGATACATGAAAAAATTTAGCTTTTTTACTGGCACCTCTGTACTCACCTATAATCTTATAATCTCCTTTACCCAATTGTTCCACATTTTCTTTGATTATATTAAAATTAATTGTATTTGAATTTGCACTTTTTTTATATCTTTCATATGGACATCTTTGACCTTTTAAAAAATCTGTTGGTCTCATTTTAAAAGTTTTACCACATAAATTATGTTTAAATAAAATAGGTGTTGATGAATTTATATATTCTCCTATAATTTCATACTCAGTTCCTGATAAACTTGAAATTTCCGATTTAAATTTATCTGTTGTCTTTCTCAAGTTATTTGAACACAATGGGCAACAACTACCACTCCACAAGCTTTCAGGATTTGCTTCCCACTCATAACCACATTTATGTTTTACCAATACTTTTGTTCTTTTGTTTTTATATATTCCAAGCACTTTAATTTCTGTTTTATGAATTTTTCTTATTCTTTCTATAAATTCTTCGTTGGTAAGTTTTTTTGCCATATAATCACCTCTTAAAATAATTATACGTTATTAATTTTTAAGTTGTAAACAAAATCTAACTTAGGGTTCACCGAATTAAGCAACTTTTAAATGGGCAATACATTCACCCATTTTTTCAATATCAGTATTAGAATTTGTTATAGTTGCAGCCATAATATCAACAAATTCATTAGTATCTTTGGCAGCCATTCCCAATGATGTTAATCCATCCGTCACTATATCAGACGTTAGTGCCAAATCTGTTCCTCCTGTTGCTGCTAAATTCAAGATGCCTGGCATACCTTCGATAATCTGATTAGTTTTCCAACCTGCCATACCCGCATAATACATGGCATCGCTCACTTCTCTAGCTGAATATGCAGTTGTTTTCCCAAGATTTCTAGCTTTTACAGTTAAAGCTTCCATTTCTTTTCCGCTTGCTCCTGTGACAGCTTGAACGTTTTTCATTCCTTGCTCGAAATTAGCAAAAGTTTTTATCGAAGAACCAACCCCTATACCTCCAAGTGCAACAGTAATTGCTGTTGTTAATTGAGCGAATTTACTTATTGCTCCACTTATAAATGAATCTATTTTACTTCCAATACCACTCAAAGTTGGACTAGCTTCATCTTTTAGTTTTACAATCGCTTGATAAGTCTTATTAGAAAACTCTTGTAATTTACTCTTAGTACGAGAAATAGTATTTAATGCTTCTTCACCTTTTGCTTTAATATTTATTATTGTATTATTCTTGAGCTCTCCTAATTTACTTCTAGTTTGAGAAATAACTCTTAGCGCTGGGTCAGCTTTCATATTCAAGCTAATTATTGTAGCCGCAGTCAAATTTTGTACCTTAGCTTTTACTTTATCTACAACTTGACTAGCTTTGTCTCTAGCCTTTAATAAAACTTCTCTTTGTCGACTTGTAAGTAAGCTATTTACTTTGTTTTTAACTCTATTTACAACGCTAGATGCTCTATCTTTTGCGTTTATGGTTGTAGATATAGTTCTACCCACTCTTTTTAAGTTGTTGCTAATTCTATTTACAACACTAGATGTTTTATCTTGAGTTTGTATAATTGGATTAGCTTTTATCCTATTCAGTACTTTCATTCTCTTTTCTGTCTGTTTCATGTATCTTTCCATAGCACTTAATTTACTCTTAGTTTGTTCATCTCCTGTAACATCAATAACGACATCAATATGATACATTTCTTTTTTAGCTATTTCTCTCACCTCACTTTTAGTTTAAATTTTATTTATTTTTCATAGCTTTATTTTCTTGTTCTATTTCATATTGAGTAAAAACTCTAAGAAGCTGTTGAGGTGTTTTCTCTCTTTTTAGAAAATCTTCTGGAAGAACACTATGTTTAACATATGCGTTATATAAAATAGTAATCTTCCCACCTCTCTTTATTAGTTTTTTATATCACCATCACTTAATTCTTCATAAAATCCAGACAATTCTAGTACTTCATCACTAATTAATGCAATTTCGCCTGCTAAAAACTTTCTTCTTATAAATTCCACTCCATTTGATACCTTCATAGAATTAAGAAGTCTTGTATCCCCAAAATTAGGAACTATTGTAGCTTTTTCTATTAGAGCTATATTAAATTCATCTTCCATTAGCTTACTTTCTCTTCTACCTCTTACCTTAGTAACTTTTGTATATTTTTTCTGTAATGCACTTATCTCTTTTTCTGTTAAAGCCCTCAGTGTAAGTGGTATATCTAACCTTTTTACAAAAATAGTTTTTTCGGGTAATATAGCATCCTCTGTCAATTTCATAATTATATTATCTTCTTGTTGCTTTGCTATTTCATCTTTAGTAAGCTCTCTTTCTTCTTCTATTCCTTCATTTAAAAATTCTTTATCTAAGTTTCCCATTTTTAACTTCCTCCAATTTTATTTTTATTTTTCATAAAAAAAGATATATACTTTTGGTATATATCTCAAAATTTCTTTAATTCATTTTTTGTAATAGATGGTTTAAAAACTAATAATAACTTTATAATTAATATTTCCACCCATGTTTTGTTGCCATTTCTTTCAATTGCTCTATTTTCTTACTAACATCTTCATCATTAGAGAAATTAATACTTCTCTTTTCAAAATTTACATAACATTCATTATCTTTAAAGTTATAAATAACCTCTCCAACTTTAAGCGAGTCTTTAAATGTATCATGATTCGAAATGTTTATTTCATCTCTTACATATTCGCCTATACGTGGTATTATGTCAGTGTCTACTTGCTTTGTTATGATAAGTTCTTCTCTTTTCCCAAACATATTATGCATACTCATCTTTTGACTTAAAATAACTTTCATTTTATTACCTCCATAATATATTGTAATTGTTTCTTTATATAATTATATCATTAACTATATCAACGTTCTACATATTACGAGTATATAATATTTGTTTTTTATTTCATAATAATTAATCTATAAAATCCAAAAGTTCAAATCCTTCAAAAGTTCCATCTATTTGTATTTCTATATTTTCATCAGATTTTATGCTTGCTAGTTGTATTTTATCTACCATACAATTTTTATATCTAATTCTTTCATATCCAACTAATCCAGGATTTTCTATTTCTGTAATTATTTCAAATTTATTAAATCCTTTTTTAATCCACTTAGATGTAGTTTTAAGTACAGTCAAGGAAAAAGTTCCTTTTTGAGTGGATGCCTTGTTAAGTTCCCATTTACAACCAATTACTCTAAAAGTCTTTTTATCATTTTCTACCTCAGCTGTAAATTCTGTTCCATATCCTTCTTCTTCTCCATCAATTATTATTCTAGCATTTGAACCATCAACAACATTTGCAGCATCTATAATATTTTCATCATATTTTCCCATATTTTATAACCTCCTTTATCCTAGGTATCCAGTACCATATATTTTCTTCATCACATCAACTTTAATAGCATCCCACTTCCAATAAAATTCATCAGCTTTGGCAGTTGCTTGAAGCTCTGTATCTATATCAACATTAAATTCTGATATAATACCTTGGCTCATTAATTCTTCAAAATATTTCTTTAATGCACATATAACAGTTGTCTGCCCTGTTGCATCATTAAATATTTTCCCTACAAACTCTTTTCTTTTTAATGAAGTATCTTTATTTATAGTATTAATAAACATAATATTAGAGATATATCCCATAGCTTCGCTTTTATCATCTGTATACTTCTTAAATGTGTTTACATCATCAACTATAATCACGTCTCCATCATCAAAATCAAGTATTAATGTTCCTGCCTTTAAGCACTCTTTAACTTCTGATTGGCTTAGTCTTGGTTCTACTTCTTCAAATATAGTCTTAGCATTACATATACTTCCTGTTATACCTTTGCTTACTGCTAATGCTCCTATATAAACAGCTACTTCGCTAGGTGTATATTTTATTCCTTCATAATAAGCTGAGCTCCCAACATTAACTATATTTTCATCATTAAAACCTTTTGATTTATCATTAATTTGTTTTATATTGTCCTCTGTTTTTCCACCTAGAAAAAGTAGTATGTCTTTTCCTAATTCTTTATTTTTAGCTACCCAAGCTTTTGTTGTTTCTTGCAAAGCTTCGTCAGCTACACCATCAAGTACAAAAGAATCAAAACTATATCTCTCAAATTCTTCTAATGCTTTTAGATAAGATTCATTTGTTATAGATGTACAACCATCATTACCACCCTCAAGTGCTACATTTACTAAGTTTGCTAATGTTGTATCACTATCAGCTACTTTAGTTGCAATTACATACTCATTATCTAAATTTGAGTTTATTTCTAGCACTATTTCATCTATAGTACCTTTAACACTTGAACTAAATAACTGTTTAGTTCCTTCGAAGAATACAAAGTCTTTTTTATCTGCATCTACTAGATTAGATTTTATTGTTACATTAAAATTTCTGCTAGTTGGATATTTAGTTTCTAGCTTAATTACATCTTTTGCAGTATTTTCTGTAGTATCTTTTAGTGTTAATGTACCCTTCTTTTGATTTCCATCTACAAGCCTATATAAAAGTAATTCCTTTACATTCCCTAATAAAGCTAATTTACCTAACTTATATGCTGAATAGTTCATATCATCACCAAATAAAGTTTTAAGCTGTCTCAAGTCATTTTTTATTGTTACAACCTTGCCAACTTCTCCCCAATTAGCCTTAACTGGTATTGCTAATCTACCCTTTAATCCTTTATTTGTAGACTTTTCTGCTTGAGTCTTGAACCTGTTATAAAAACCAGGTATCTCCTTTTTTTCTTTTTCATTCCATGTACCAGTTGCCATTTTACTTCACCTCTCTTTCTAAGAAATCTTTTATAAGCTTCTCAAACTCTGATTTTGTAAGTTCATCTTTCTTACAATTAAATAAAGCACCTGCAACTACTTCTTTCTTGTAGCCAAGTGCTTCGCTATTTTTTATAAAATCACTTTTCAAATATTTTTCTTCCTGCTTACTTACATTAGTCTTTTTATTAATTGTTTCAGCCAACCCTTGCACCTCCTATCTTAAGTTTCCATTACTATAAATCTTATTCATAATAGGTCCTTCTCTTTTTATCTTACCTATCATTTTAAATACTACAGTTAATTGACCATTAGAAAACATGTCCGATTCTCTATCTTCAACTACACTTACAAGAGTTAAATACATGTTTTTATCTTCTCTAAGTCTTACTCTCTTATCTATTATTAGCTTAGTCTCTAATTCTTCAAGAAGCTTAACTATTTCATCCTTATTTTTGCTAACAACATGACATTTCATAGTTTTAGTAATCTCAATCAGATGATAGTTAATCCTTTTGTTTTCAATATTTGTAGTTCGCCACAAACAGCATGGCGCTATAAAGTTTTTCTTCCAATTATCCTTGTAACTCTCGATTTCTAATAAATCTTTTGTGTACTTAGATAGAGCTTCAACCCATCTATCATTAGTTATATCCTCTTTATCATCTAAAGCTATTACACTAAACCTTAGACATCTTATTATAGCTTCCCATTCCTCGTCTATAACATCTTGACCAACTGCACCCTCATAAATACAAGTAAATACCTCGTTAGATGTATTATCTGTTATAGTTTTAAAATCTAAAGTTTCTATGACTTCTTTCGTAAGTTCATCCAACTTATTAAATGTAGTCCTTTTCTCATATAGCCAAATATTTATGGTCCTTCTAAAACCTATAACATCACCCTCGTTGTCAGCATCTTCACCTTGAACAATTACAGCATATGGTTTTATAGTCTTTTTATTAGGTACAGTTGGTTCATAACAATCTTTAAGCTTTGGTATGTTCTCAATTAAGGCTTTTCTTATTCCTGCTCTCATATTATTTACTCCAATGTCCTTCTATTAATTTCCCTATCTTAGGCATATTCCTACTAATTGTGGACTCTAAAGAATGTGTACCTTTAGTACCAGGATGTTGAACCTTCATAACAGGATGTGAAGCTCCATTCCAAAACAAAGCTTTTGCATTTCTTGGTTTTATAATATGAGGTGCTGAACCTTCCTCTAAAACAGTTCCATAGTCAACACCATGACCTAACCTAACAATGTATTGATTTCCTCCACCTAAGCTAGTTCCTGTTATACCTTGTCTTGCATTTCCTGTCCTATCAGTCCATTTTGCACTATTTTTAGCTTCTCCTTCTAACATAAAAGCTATATTCATACACAGAAGTGGCATTGTAGCCTTTTTTCTATCAATTTCATTTATAGCCTTAGTAAACACACTCATACTAAACCACCTCTAATCTAGCTTTTCAAGACCACATATATAACCACAGATTTTGCCTTCAACTACAACAGGATTTACATAGTTTAATTTCATAGTACCTTCAATACATTTAAATGTTATATTACTTTCAGTATTCAATCTTAAATCAGCTTCTTTATCTGTAACCATACCAAAGTTTTTATTTTTATAAGCTGTGCCAATAGTTTCACTATTTATTACTGTATCATTAGTTTTTTCGGGATATATAACTACTGTTAATTCTTTTACTTCATTTGTAACCTCAATAGCCCCATCTACTATATTTTTCACTTCTTGCTCTATAGTTATTGTTTGAGGATTTAAAGCTATTCCTCTATTGATAGTCTTTATTATCTTATCAGCTCTTAATTTTCTCATTGCCCATCAACTCTTATCATAGATGTTTTATATCCTGTGTTAGTTGTTTCATTCTTTGATTTTTCTTCTAAATAGTCAGTTTTATATATATCTGCTAATGATAACCAGTATGAACTATTACTACTCTTAGTTTCTATAGGGCCTATTTTAATACAATCATCTGTAGCACCTTTGAGTAAACAACCTCTCCATGAAGCTTTTAAAACATTATTCTCATTAGATTCTAATAACATCACAAGTTGTTCATCTGTAAAATAAGGATACTCTTCTTCTTGCAAATTAAGTTTTAATTTATCTAAATTGGTAATAGACATATCTACTCACCATCTTTTTCAAGAAGCTCATTATCACTATTATTCTTTTCTTCAATTTCTCCTATGACTTCTATATATCCTTTTTCTTCCATAGATTCTTGGTCTGCTTTTCTAATCTCAAATACATCACCTATTTTATAGCATCCATTATCATACTTTAGATATACCAAAGCTTTTACTTGCATTAAATTATCTTTCTTTTTAGCCATAATTATCACCCCCTTAATTATGCTACTGTAGCGAAGAAACATTCATCAGCACGTTCAAAGCTTGGCATACCTAGTTGTGATACCTTAGTTTGAACTGTTACTGGGTCAATTAATCTCATTGTTGTTATAGCAATACCAGTTCTAACAACAGAACAATCTAATTTAGAACCATATACTTTGTCAGCTTCTTCTGGTGTTGTACCATAATAAGTTTTTCCTAAATCTCCATCTGGAATAAAAGTTATTTTGTTATCAGGGAAATAAGATTCTTCACTTTCATCTTCTAATTTATATGTTCCACTTACTATGGCAACAGATAAACCAACTTTATTTTTAAGATAATTTTTAATCATTTCATCAGTTAAAATAACTCTACCATCTTTATCTATATCTAATTTAATAGCTTTATTTTTAGCAAAATACCCAAAGGTTTTACTTGTCATTACCATTCTCTTAGGTAACGGATTCCCTTCATCTCTCATTATTCTCATCCATCTTTGAATATCTCCTATAATATCTGCATCTGGATTATCCCATGTTGCACTTCCAGTTAACACTTCTTTATGATTGCTTGGAACTTCAAAGTCAAATACTAAATCTCCATCTTCTGATACGATATTTATTACTCCATCAGCTAGCGCCTGCATTCTCATTCTTTCCATTTGCATATCGCCACCATCTACAAGAGCTAAATAATTATCATATATTTGTGAAATTATCATTAGTAACAGTTCTTTATTTTGAGCTTGTGAAGCTAAAAGCAATTGTTGTCTGTCTTCCTCATTTACAAGAACACTCTCTTTAAAAAATGGCATTCTCTTTGATTTAACTTCTATTTGAGCTTTTAATGCTCTTATTTTTACAGCAACATCAAAAGTACTTTGTTTTAACACTACTGGTTTTTTCTTCGCTCCCTTAATATATTTTAGGTCCATACCTATTTGCTTTTTTCTTGGAAATAAAGCTTCGCCTATTAACATTTCTAGTGGTAATTTTTTTATATATTTAGCTATCTCCTTAGAATCTATAAAGTCTTTCCAATCCATTTTAATTCCTCCTAATATTTATTTTATAAAAACATAATCATTTTCATTGCTTGTTTTGCTTCTTCTGGTATAGCTGTTGGCAAGGTCTTTTCATCTATAAATCCAAATATAAATACTGGAATACTTTCATTCCCATTTGAATAAGTAAAATCTATATCTCTATATACTAAACCAAAAGCCTTATCATTTGTAACAGTTGTACCATCTACCAATTTTCCATCTTTTGATATTAATGTACCTGCTTTTAAAATTCTCTTTTCATCTACTATAGCTACATCGGTTTTTTTCACTTTAATATTTACATTTTGAAATAAATTTCCTGCAAATTTTAATATGGTTTTATTTTCCCCCATGTAAATCTCAGATTTTTCTATACTCATATATTTTCCTCCTATTCTTCTCCAAAGAATTTCTTTTGAGCTTCTATATTTTCACTTTTTACTTTAGAGTTAGCTAACAACTCACCTATACTACTTATTTCGCTATCATTATCAAGTAATGATGTTGTTCCACCTTCTAGTCCTCCAGTTCCTCCAATTTCATCACCTCCTTTGTTTTTTTCATTATTGAATAAATAAGAATCGCTTTGTTGATAAGCTTTTATTTGCTCATCTAAGCCAATAATTTTACCATCTACAAAGTTAATATTCTCTTTATTTATTAAAGCTGCCAAAGCTTTTGGGTTTCTAGGATTGTAACTTTCAATAGCTCTATCAAAAGCTGTATTAAATTTTAAAACCTCTATTTCTTTTTCTGCATTTTCTCTAATTTCTTTATTTGCATTTTTAAGACTTTCAATTTCATCTGATAACTCTTTGTTATCTTTAACTTTGCCTTGTAAATCATTTAATTGCTTATCTCTATCTCCTATTTGCTTTTTATACTCTTTAATCTCTTTATTAGCATTTTCTAGCTCTGTCTTTTCAACGTATCTAGGACTTTTAATATTATCTAAAAGAAGCTTATTTTCTTTATCTTTAGATAATTTTTCATAAACTTTTTGTCCTTCTTCATCTCCAAGCAACTTTTTAAAATATTCTAACATTCAATTTCCTCCTTAAAATTAAGCATAATAAAAGCACTCATTAACCTTTAATTAATAAGTGCTTACTTTACTTTTGTATCAATTCTTTTAACTTTTCTTTGTACTCAGCATAACTATTGTATTCATCATAGTTAAAACCAGGTGCATTTTTACCATACTTTTCTTTATATAATCGTCTCAACTCTAACAGTTTTTTATCTTTTCTCATTTCTTCAAGCAATCTAAATCCCTCCTAGCAATTCATTAAATATTTTATCTAAACTATTTAAATGTTCTTTGATAAAACCATTTATTTCTTTATTATTTTGATACTTTAGTGTAAATAAATTAGCAAATATTTCTTTTTCTTTATTTCTGTTTTTACTCCAATACTTTTCGCTATGAGTTGCTAATAAATCCTCAAATTCATTATTAGATAATGCTCCTAATATATCACTAATAAATTCATTGTTGTACAACTCATTAGAATTAGTATATATACTTTGCAGGTTCTCAATATTCTCCATAACATATATAGAGCTACTTTCAATAGCTTTTTGGAACTTAATATTATTATAGCTCTTAATTTCTTTTATATCAATTCTATGTGCAAACTCATGAAGTAAAGCAGCTTCTTTATTATAAGATTTAAATTCCCTGATGTTTGGATTAATACCAACTAAATCAACCTTAGTGTAATAAACAAAAGGTATTTTTTGACTATTATCTATTATTATTCTGTTTGGATTTACATACTTATTAATATATTTCTGAACCTGTTTAGGTGCTTTCTTCGACTTATTCTTGATTGAATTAGTAATGTTCTTTTTAATTCTATCATCTTTACTATTTGCAGTTATTTTATTCTTTTTATTTCTTTGTTTCTTAATGACTGGAACATTATTATTTTGATATATTACTCCATCAAACCAACTATCAAGAATATCATTATCTCCACCAGTTACCCAATCATTCATCATTTTAGAAGCTTCATTGATTGTTATAATTACTTGAACTGGATAACATAAACAATTAGGGTGTGGAATAGGATACTTTTCGGGTGGGAAAACTCCCTCACCTAGCCCAAAACGATTTTGTTCTGCATACTCGTCACATTCATCCTCGCCCCTCCATTTTACTTGTCTAATATAATGTTGTGAGCTTAAATTCCATTGTAATCCTACGCAGAAAGGATTATTTATTGCATTTTGAACACTTGTTTCTACAAAAGCATGTGTTATAGAGGTTCTAGCAAGTCTCTGAGCTTGATAAGATATACTTTTATTCATTCCAACTTCTAGTGTTTTAGCTTCTGTTTTTCTAACTGGATTAATATAATTATCTAAGTTCTTTGCTAAAGTCTTTGCATTAGCGCCTCTTGCAACATTAGCTTTTATTAATCTATCAATGTCTTTTCTATTTTTATTACTATAGCCCCAAATTTTACTATCTAATGACCTTTTATCTTTATAAAAGTTACCTGTAACTAGTTTTTCCACTACGCTAGTAGTTGTCTTTATACACATAGCATCACATGCAAGATTTATAGATTTATTTGGAACTATTGATTGATAGTAATACATTTGTAATTCTTTAGATATATTAGAAGCTTCTATTACGCTTTTTTCTGTAATAGGTACTAATCTTTGATTTAACTCGTTAATGTACTTCTCGATTGATTTATTTAGCTTTTTTAAGTATTTAGTACTTAGATTTAACTCTTTATTTTTAGCAATATCACTTAAAATAGTTTTACTAGCATCCTTGTAGACATTTAATATATCTAATTGTACTTTTTTATCTAATAATAAAAGTTTTTTTCTAGCTTCAAGAACTTTCTTTGTATAAGCATTGTCCTTCATAACAACACCTCATTACTCATCACTATTATTAGATTTACTATTTAATTCTTCGTCAATATCATCAACTTCTATATCTGCATCTTTTCTGAATTGGTCTTGTTCTACTGATTGTATCTTTTCATTATCTTCTAGCACTTCATTAAATGCTTCCTCATAATCTTCATCATCTCCAAATTCTTTTATATAATTTCTATGACTTCTAACATTATTATTAACTTCTTCAAGTGCCAATCTTTTTGAATCTTCTTCATCTTCTGGAATTGGATAATTTTTATTTAATACAATAGAAAACATTAAATCATCCCAATCATGATTCCAATCATCATAACAATTAAATTTACTACAAGCTTCAACTATTAATCTTAACATGCTTCTTATTGCAGGTTCCCAATCATTCCACTTTTCTGAACATCTTGCAATAAGCTCTGTATATAAATATTTCAAAGCTTTAGCACTAGGTATATTCTGTAATTGTTCAGGTCTAGGTATCGCTAATTTTTCATACATACTATCTTCAAGTCTTTTAAAAAAAGAGTTTACAGGGTCTGCATTTGAAAAACTACTCTCAACCCTATACGCTTGTGCTTGTTTTCCTTTTTCTGAACCTTCTTCAAGTGTTTTTAATGCCATTAAAGCATTCGGAGCAATCTTACAAGCATTAACTGTTTCTTCTGTCGCATCTACTACAACAGTTTGCCCAAACATCAGAAATTTTAAAGAGTCATTGAAATCTGATAATCTTTTATTATAGGTATCTTGTAATGGCTTTAAATCCTCAATATCGCTAATGCCTGTGATATTTGTAATACTTTGTTCATTAACAATTACCCAACATGGTATTTTAGAAAGCTTGGTATCACTTTCTTTTACTTCAATAGGTTTAGATAAGTTATCACCTTTGAACTTTTCTATCTTTATAAAGCAGCTTTCTTGATTACTGACATTACTTTTTTTCATATAGTAAGTATATCTATACCATATTTGTTTTGCCGTTACTTCTTTTATAGTTGATGAATCAAATCTAACAAATACAACTGACTTTAATTTTGTAATATCATTACTATCAACTTGATATTTGAAATCATTTATAGAATGATAAAAGAGTCTTATAGGTTGATTTGGTTTAGCTTCTAACCTTAATAAGACTCTTTTTGTTATAGTTGCTATCTTAAAAGCTTTTAGTGTGTTGCTCCAAAACTTGCTGGCATTTAATATTGAATCAATATACTGCCTTAATTCCTCACATGCTTCTTTATGTTCTTTTTCATATGCTTTAAGTATTATAGTTGGCTCTTTTCCAAACATAAAACGAGCTTGTTTATTTATAAGTGGTTTTACCTTATTATCCACAATTTGAGAAGGTGTATAGTCTAGGTTATCAAAAGTAATCCAACTTTGACCTAAAAAATCATCATCTAACAGTCCCATAGTTTTATTTCTACATTCACCTAGATAAAACAAAAAATCTCTTTCTGCATGTTTTCTATCTCTTAACTCTTTTTCATCTAAATTGAGTAAGATATTTTTTATATTCACTAAAATACAGTCCCTCCTTTCTTATTATATTGATTTTGTATATTATTTTTCTTCAATCCTAAGCCTTTATTATAGATTTCATCATCATAATTAGGTTCTTTTCCTCCAAATAATATTGTATGAACAAAATATCTAATTGCATCCATGGCATGGTCCATTACTTTAACTGGTTTATCTTCTCCATATTCTAAAGCTTTTTCATCCCAAACATAAGAAAAGAACTCCTTAAATATATTAGAGCAACAATCATTAAATTTAATCATTTCTCTATTTAAAGCAGTTCCGACATTTCTTATTCCATTTAGTACATCATTATTACCCTTTTTAACTCTATACTTTCCTTTATCTCTTATCAAAGTTATAAAAGAAGCTGCACTTGGGTCTATTATTATAGCTTTAGGATGTATATTCCCTAAAAAATTTACTAGCTCAGTATAATATTTATTATCTGAATTTTGTTTTCCTTCTTTTCTTCCGTCGTAATAGTATTCTTTGACTGCATACCAAACATCTTTACATTTGCCCCATAATATAAATACTGTAGCGTTTTGAGTACCATAATCACATGATACATAATGCTCTGTGTATTCTCTAAGTTTAGTTAGTACCTTATGTATCTTCTCATTAAACATATCATAGATAACACCTTCGGCTTGACACCAAAGACCTAAAATATATCTCTTATAAAAGACACCTGTAAACATTCTTTTAAACTTATTTTTAACTTTCTCAGATAAAGATAAATTATCATCCATTGTGAAATGTAAATAACAGATTAATTTTTCTTTTACTTTGTCTATAAATTCAGTTTTAATAAAATGATATGGACCTGCAGGGTTGCAGTTCATAAATATTTTAGAGCCATCAACAGAGCAACGACCAATCATTTGGTCAACAAAGTTTTTAGGAAATAAAGCTACTTCATCAGCTAAAGCCCCTGCTGCTGTCAAACCTTGTAATTTATCTTGGGAAGCTTCATTGTTAGCATCATACATATAATATGTATTACTACCAATTACTAAAAAATTTTCTGAACGATTGTACTCAAATCGCCAACCCCAAGCATTTAGTATCTGTTTCATAGGTTCAATAACATTTTTCTTTAGTGAACCAATAGTCTTTCCTGCAATTATGAAGTTTTCTACTTCAAAATTAGTTTGTGTAAACATTAAGAAGCTACAAATCATAGCTATAGTTTTACCACTTCTTATTGCTCCATCAGCAATGATAATGTCATAGTCCTTATATTTAGAACCTTCTCTCCACCAGTTGAGAAGTTTTAATTGTTTCTTTGAAAAAGGTTTAAATTCAAATCTCTTTTCTTGTCTTTTTTGTTTTCTTCTAAGTAGAGCCAATTTCATTTTCTCCTTCTTCTTCATTAAATAAAACTTTTATATCTTCTTCACTCATGGTAGTGGCTTCTAAGAAGCTTTGTATAGCTTCTGAATTATCGTATTTATCATCACCAAACAACTTAATTTTCTCAAGCTCTACTTTAGTTCTCATTGTATCTATTCTTGTCTTCTGCTCCTCTGTAGCCAAATTCCAATCCTTATGAATCATTTCATCATACTGTTTAATTAAACTTCTAAGTTCACTCATTGCCCTACTCTGTGCATTAAGAAAAGATGCTTGCCTATCCCATGCAAATTGAAATTCATACTCTATCTTCTCACCATTTTCTGTGCTTTCATGTTTCTTTAATTCCTTAATCATTTCTTCTTTATCTTTAACATACATTATCTTTGTGCTCTTATTATTGCTGCATATTGAATTGTTATCTGTTCCCAAAGAATATCAAATTTATCTTTTATAGATATTTCTTGTATTAATTCCCTAGTTTCTTCAGGTAAGTATTTTGAGAAGAAACCAAATTTTTCAGCGTTCTTATTTCCAGGAGGACCAGTGGCATTTTTATTACCTATGGGTGCACCTCTCTTTTTGGTTGCAACTTTTTTTGGTTGGTTGCAACCTTTTTGTTTCCAGTATCTAGTTGCCCATGATTTTACAGTCGATAAACTTACATTATGTTTTTCAGCTATTTCCTTGTACTTAAGCCCTTTTAAGTAATCTTCATGGGCTAAATCTGCCTTTTCATTCATACCACCACCTCGTTTGTTTGTCGTTTTGTGAATAAAAAAAGAACTCTATTTGTCGAGTCCTTTGATTATATATATATTATGTTTTTTATTTTACTTATGACCATTAGAAAGTAGCCTCATTGTTTTTTCCAACTTTTTATTTTGTCTCATTGCATTTATAGGAGTACCAATTTGAGCATCTTTAATCTGTTTAATTGCACTCTCTGGAAGTTTTGTTTGAATGTCTTTAAGTTGCTTAACCACGCCTCCTATTTGCATATCTTTAAGTGAGCTTTGAGTTGTCATCGGAACTCCAATTCTTCTTAGGCTACTGTGCGTTTCCTTTACTGTTTCATATAGGATACTTTCAAAGAGTTTTGACTCTTTTTCTAATTCATTTATATCTGTTACATCACAGATTTCAGATATCTCTTTTATAAAACCTGCAACTGTAAAGGAATAAAATAATTTGCCAGTTTCACAAAAAAATTCTCTTATAAGGTCTTTTCTTGTACCTACATTTTTCCCCTTAAAATTATCACACCAATCTTCTTTTCTATCATCAGAGACAAATAAAATATCTGTTCCCTTTTCTTTTGATATATTTATCATTTCTTTCCATATAACTAAATCTCCATAACAACCTGGTTCACCTTTATCGTCTTCATCTTTATACCCTGGTGGAGTTTTTGATTTATATCTTTTTTGACCTTCTTTATATATTTCTACCAATTCATTTTCAGAAAATTTTTGATTAACTTTACCATCAAATAAATCTAGAATTTTATCTAATATAGGGTCTGTTTCTCCTAAATCTGTAATTAAATTAGATTGATTGTACGAATCTATAGTATTTTCTATACTACTAATAAAACAATCTATATCTTTTAACATTTGTGATTTTAAATCACTTTCATATTTGAGTAAACAGCAACTGTCTTTAAACTTTCCCTTAAAATTTACGTTTTCTATAGTATTTCTTAATTTTTTTATGTCTTCACATACAGTTTTTTTCATTCCTTCTTTAAAATGAGCTTTGTTATATAAAATCTCTGACCTATTTTTGTAAAACTCTTTAACTGAATGATTAGTTAAATATATACGTTCACTTACCTTCGATAATATTTCAAAAAATTTATTTTTATTTTCTTCATTATATCTATAAAGATTCAAAAGTGCGTTTGTATCAAGTATAATTAACCCATTACTTAAAATTTGTTCTATCTTTTTATTTCCTCTCATATTATATTCAAAAAAAATATTTCTCATTAGCCCCTCCTAAGTAAAATATACTATATTTAAATTAATACAATAATTGACCATTGTAATTAAAAAAATTTTTCAGAATAACAAATAAAACATACAATTTGCTTTATTAACATGACACTCTTCTGTTGCCCAGTATTCATATTTAGCCATACCATCATCCCATCATAGATAGTCCTCAAGTTTCAAGTCCAAACACTCTTTTTCATAAGGATATATTTCTTTAAATATATTACAAATATAATAATAAAAATTATCATCACTATTTAAACCACTAAAAAATACTGTCAATACATTCCAAGCTATTTTCATTGTTTCATCATCGAAAAAAAGTACAGTTTTGACAACAGAGTATAAATCATCATATCCTAATGAGCCATTATTATGTCTAATTTGTTTTGCTCCACAATAAAACACTGATAGTATACATAATTTCATTGAATTGTCATGTCTAATAAATTTGAAATATTCTCTAAAGAACTCTATGTGGTTAGATTCATTCTCTTTGTTAGAAATATCTTTATTTAAAGAAGATGGCATATTTTCTTTATCTACTTTTAACACCATATTAGATAATCCAACTGAAATCTCTTCTTTTATTTCATCTTTCATATCACTTACATTTTCTAATTTATAAGTTGCATCTTCAACGTTTCCAACTATGTCTTCTAATTTTTTAGATATATTTAAAAGACTATCTTTAGTATTATCTGATTTGGTTTCTCCTATTAAGGTTAATATAATTGCTAAAACAGATAATATTATTCCTGATAGAGTCGCCCCAAAAGCAATCCATTGTGATAAGTCTTTATTATCATATCCTCTATCTGTTATAACAACCACTAATGCTAATATTAATATAACTATAATATAAAACATGTGAACTTTGAGTTTATCTTTCGAAAAAATTTTATCTGAATCCATAATTCCTCATCTCCCTCCAAAGTATAAAATTCAACTTCAAAGGTCAATATCCTTCAACAATCGTTCGACAACTACAAAATAATTCTAAATAATGCTTTTATCTTATTACTTCCCAATCCTCTGCAAATATATCTCCAGTACTAGGAACCCACATAGAATGCGAATTATCAGCATTTTTTATCTGTAAATATGGGTTACATTTAAACAAATCCCCTTCTTTCAAATTCCATACCTCTGCTGTTTGCTTATTACAAGGTATTCCAGCAGGATAACCCTTTTGTCTAACTACAAACATTCCTTTTCCATTCCAGCCTACTCTAAATGCTTTTTCTCCATTTTTTATTAATGGTAATACTTCTTCAAATTTCATAATTTTATTCTCCTTTTAATTTATTGTATAAAAAAAGACTCTCCATCAAGATAGTCATTTAAATCATTTCTATTAATTCCTTAATCTTTTTATATACCTCTTTATAATTCATATCTTTATCTATTAGCTTAGGTAATTTCATAGATATAATTCTTTCGAGTGCTTGTATATCAAACAGTTCACTTTGATTTAACTCATCTCTTTTCACACCTTTTGGTATACCTAATTTTTTTCTTACAAGTTCAGTAAAATGTTTATAATACATCTGAGGTTTATTACTTCCTTGACTAGTAGCATAATAAACAAACTCTTGTATTTCATCTGTAAAATCTTTTCTTACTTTTTTACCTTCTGCTCTTATATCCAGCCATTCTTGGTCTTTTTATATTCCCTATCTATATTTCTTAATGTGTCATGAATATTTACTATGCCTAATTCCTCTCCTACATCTCCAGCATGAAACCAAACTTCTTCTCCGTTTTTGGACCATATCATTCTTACATTTTTTTCTTGTAAAATTTTCAACATACTACTACCTCCTAAATTAGTTATTAATAAAGAATATTCAGTTTGAACACTCTTATTTTCACCCCCCCTCAATACGAGGGACATTAAAAAATCGTATTAAAAAAGACCTAGAAATTAATCTAAGCCTTTTTAATGGGGGATACATATTCTTTAAGGGACCAAGCCCCACCCGATTTTTAGACTTCTGAATTAAGATACAAAATTGTATGAGATTTTAATCTTAATTCAACTACTACATATAGTGTATTAATAGGTTTTGAACATAGTTAGAATTGAACTAACAGCGTCCTCACGCCCTGCCTAGTCTGTTCGTAGTGACTAGGGCAATCCCTTAACCCTAGTCAAATATTAAGTTTTGAGAGGGAAATCTTTATTTCCACAATACTATTATCTCATGTCTAAAACAAAAAAACCTGCACATTTTCAGCACTCAAAATTACTCTTACTTTTTAATTTAGTTTGTAATCTAACAATTCAAAAAGTGGTTCTTGCTCTATTAATGCTTTCTTCCCAAACAGTGCTATTGATATTGAGCTAATAGCTTGACTAGCTCTTACACTTAATTGTCTTTCTTCTAAATGTACTATATCAACCATTTCTTGCCACATTAGACCATCTATATATTTAAGTTCAATAATTTGTCTGTGTATAGGTTTTAAATTTCTTATGGCTAAATCTATTGTAGATTTAATTATTTCTGCTTCATATAACTCTATTTCTTTTTCTGTTATTAAGTCTGATACATTAACAATAGCATCCTCAATCATATTGCTAGTTTTGTTTGTTTTACCTGTTTTGACACTATCATAACTTATCCCTTTCATTAAATCCCCAACCGAATTATCTTTCAACATTTGTATTTCATTTTTTAGTTTTATTATATTTGTACTTAATTGTTTATAATTAGAAAGTTGTTTCTTAGTTGCATTAAAAAACTCTTTTTTAGTTTTAGACATACTCACACACTCCTATCAATTATTTATGTTATAATAATATTTGCATATAAAAGTTTTATATTTTTGACAAGTAGGAGCGTGAAGTAATGCTCCTTTTTTTCTTTTTACTTACTACCAAATCCTATTCTTACAGAAGATTCTATTACTGCATTTAAAGTATTATTAGATAAACATTCACTTTTAAACTCTCTAATATAATGATTTTCTTTGTATATAGCTGATATTTTAAATAAATTTCTTATATATACTCTATGCCTATTTATATAAATAAATTTTTTCATATTATTAACCTTAATATTCTCCTTAACTAACATCTTCCAGTTCAACCTCAACTCTTGGTCTGTCACTATAATATTTCTTACTCACTACTTCTACTATTTGAGAATCATCTTTATAAGCTATACCATTTAAACTGTCAGCTACAGACTTAATTATATTGTCTAAATCGGGTTTCTTATTTGGTCTTATTAACCCTTCTACCTTGTCTATAGCATTCTTATACGCTTTAGTATTTACCTTATTTTTCTGTAGTGCTTCTCTATCTTTTTTAGTAATGTCAAAGTAACAAATAACTGTCATTTTCACATTACCCTCAAAGAAATGCTTTACTGTAGAGTTATACATGAGTCTAATCCAGTTTTCATATAATATAGTTTGGTCAGGTGTATAAGCCTTACCATTTGCTGTACTCATTCTAGGACGTGCTTTCGCCTTTGGTTCTCCATCTATTGTAAAATTAACTTTCATTGGCTACCTCATTTAGTTCTATTTCTTCTTTATCTGTAAGCTTAAACCAATATGGTTTATATCCAAATTCATCTATCCATTTTTCAAATACTTCGTTTACCCTATTACTAAGTATTATCATATCTTCAACACATATATTTTCAAACCAATCTTCCCCACACTCTCCAACTTCATCATCAATCTTTTTTTGAATACATTCTAATGCTTCTTCTATATCTATGTTAGGTATACTAACTTCCTCTTTTTTACCAACATAAATACTTTCTCCAAAATTTCCAAACTCTTTAAGTTCTTCTTTAGCTGCTTGGATAGCTTCTTCTTTACTTTCATACTCATCACTACTTAAATATTTGTTATCCCAGCTATATAACCAAACATCTTTTTGCATATTAATACCTCCACTATTTATTTTTCTTATTAGCCTTCTTTCTACAGTCCTTACAACAATAAATCTCCTTAGATTTTTCCTTAAGATAAAACAGCTTGCCACACCAACTGCATCTTCTTCGTTTCATAAACTCACTTCCTAGTCACAAAACATTTATTTTATTCCTAAAACAACATACCCATCTTGCAGATAATTGCTATTATCAAGTAAATAAATAATTTCTTTGCGTATCTCAAGACCTGTGTATTTTTCTCCATCAAATTCCTGCAACACCAACAAGTCGCCTTTTTTAAAACCTCTATCATTCTTCCTAACTTCAAAATTTTTGTTCCCATTTACAACTTCTTTAAAATATTGAGGTAATATTTTTAATTCATGTATCATAAGCTCACACCCTTTAAAAGTTTTAGTCTATTTCACCTTTTTCAACTTGTTCATATTCTATTTGATATATAACTTTTTTATATGCTATTTGACCTTGCCATTCTTTTATTACTGCATTTTCAATATCTTGTATAAATATAGCTAACTTGCCATTTACATTTGCTATTTTTAACCATATAAATTCATGTGTATCTTTATTCTTTTCTACCCATATGGTCATTTCCTTATTTTCTTCTAAACATAAATCATTTAGAAATATCTCATTATTTATCTTATACATTTGAGTAGTAATCATAATCTCACCTCCTTCCTATAAGTCAAAGTAAGTCTATAACATTCTAGTTTCATTCACAAACTTACCTTGACTTTATTTTTATAATTATCTTTCAGCATCCTTCTCTAGCCAATTCTCATATGCTATATCACAATCTTTACTTTCGCAATCTACCCTATCGCTTATGCAACTAGCACAAATCTCTTTCCCAAATTCCTTATATATTTCTCTTTCATCAAGATTCTTTGACTTGCACATTTCTTTATTAGTCATATGCTCACCTACTTTTCTTCGTAAAATTTTACATTCTTAATAATTATATCTATAGACCCATTTTGATTTTGTCTTACTGTATATTTCATTGGGTCCTCAAAATCAGTCAGATTACCTTTTATATCAAAGCCATTGTCAGTTTTTATATTTCTCTTTTTAAGCTTTTTCTCAACCCATTTTTTATCTATACTAAATCCTTTATCAAGACCTTTTTCTTCCATATGTTCTTTAAAGCTATCTTTTAACTTATCATCTTTAATTGTTTTATCAACAAAATTATTTATATCAATTTCATGCTTTTCTTTCAAAGTATAATTTAATATACTTCTTACATCTTCTGCCTGTTTTATATCATTTCCAAGAGCATTAGTTATCCAATTTTCGGCTGTACTTTTAAACATCTTAGTCTTGTACTTGTCATCTTTCACTTTAGTAGCATTTAGAAACTCTGTAATAAACTTAGAATTAGCTTCTTCCTTTTCTGCATCCTTGTCTAAAACCCTAAGATGATATTCGTCATTCATTCCACTCAAACCAACCAAAGCAGCAATTTTTACTGTCTTAGTCTCTTGTATATTAATTTCATTTTTAGACATTTGTATATTAAATTTATCATCTTTAAACTCGATTGAATGAGTATATGACTTGTTGTAATCAAGCTTTAATATAGCAACTTTCTTTTCATCTTTTTGAGAGTATAAACAAATTGCTAAGTCGCAAGATTCTAATGTAGCATTCAATTTCATAACATCAAATAAATAAGCTGCAATCTCTTTAGAGTTATTTAAAAATGAACTTTCATCATAAATAATTTGTTCGCAACACTTCTTAATTAAATTGTTACTATAGTCATTAAATACTGCTGTTCTAATGTCTTTAGCTCTTGATACTGTCTTAATCTTCTTCTGAAAAAATAGATCCATATCTTGACTAACCCTACCCTCAAAGTCATTTAGTATTGGTGTATCGCTATTCTTATCTAAAACATGTATTATAAATTTGTGTATTATCATATTTCAATTCCTCCATCACAATAATATTCAGTCATTTTTTGACTTCTAGTATCCTTTATAACTTCTTCAACTTTATCTATTGTTACAAGCAGTATCTTGTCATCTTTAGCTAATAATTCTGCTTTTTGTTTTAACATTTCCTTACTTCCACAAGAATAATTTATCTTACGTTCATCCAACAATAACCCTTTTTGCCATCTAAGCACATACTTTGACATTTATTCACCCCTTATTTTCATTTTTGAGAGTTACAAAACACTTCAACAATACTCATACTAAAAGACATTTTGCAACTCTTAGCCCATTCTTTTTGCTATTTCATATACAACATTTGCAGTAACAGCATTTCCCGCTTGTTTGTACAGTTGACTATCTGAGCATACACTTGCTGCTCTTTCGTAATATTTATCCGGAAATCCTTGCAACCTAAAGCATTCCTTTGGTGTTAACCTTCTTATATCTCCATTTTTCAAAATTCCATGTTTATCTTGAGCTGTTAGTGTGAACATTGGTTCTCCGCTTTCTTTAATTCTACGACCATTTTGTCTTTTATTTACCCTATCGGGCGTTAAAACTGCATTAACTAAAACTCCACTATTATCACAATTTCTATTTGTCACACCTGCATTATATTTTGCTTTAAGGCATCTAGCATTTATTGTTACTTTAGAGTTTTTATTTAAGTCTATAAAGTATAGACCTGTTTTAGCACCTCCACCTCCTGCCTGACTTCTAATACATCTAGCAATTCCAACTGCATCATAAATTCTATTTGTACTATGAGTTGGATTATTTAGTTGCTCAAGATTTTTTCCACTTTTTCTTTCGATAGGAAATACTTTTCGTGTACTTCGTCCTCTAAAATGTCCAACAATGAATATTCGTTCTCTATTTTGGGGTACTCCGAAGTTTTTAGAATTAAGAACTTGCCACTCTGCATCATAGCCGATTTCATCCAGTTCAACGAGAACTTTGAGGAAATCAAATCCTCCATTAACACTAAGTAGATTTTTAACGTTTTCAATAAGTAAATACTTGGGTCTATCTTCTTCTTTGAGTTCTCTAATAAGTTTTGTAACTGTAAAAAATAAACTTGAACGTTCTCCTCTGAATCCAAATTGTTTCCCTGCAACAGAAATGTCTTGACATGGGAATCCAAAACACCAGACATCTGCTCTTGGGATATTTTCTGTTCTAATTTCTCTAATATCTCTTTCAAACCATTCATCCTCCTTCGGTTTGTGCATGGCATTATAACTTAAATTTGCGAATTTATCATATTCGCAATGTCCCAAACATTTATGTCCTGCTTTTTCCATCCCTAGCCTAAAGCCACCTATCCCTGCGAATAAATCTAAAAATGTAAGCAATACAACGCCTCCTTATTTTCATTTTTGAGAGTCACAAAACACTTCAACAATAATTTATACTAAAAGATATTTTGTAACTCTCTAAACTGTCTTAATTAGATATTTTCACTTATATTTCTTCTAACATTTCCTCGAGTTTATTTTTTAATAAATCATATTTTTCTTTAGTTTCTAAATCTAATATTCTAACTCTTCCTCGCTCTGCTATAATAGCTATATTTGAACTTTCACATATCATCTGTATATAATTTACAGAAGCATTTATCATTTCTAATCTATCATCCATTCTTATACACCTCTTTTATTGTCGCAATTTTCACACTCTTTTAGATTCAATCTATACTCATAAACTCTACCAGTTATAAAACTTCCTATTACTAATATCGCACTAGCTAAGATATTCATTTTCAAGACTCTCCTTACGTTCTAAGAACTCTGTTCTGACTTCCTCTAAATTCTCATATTCATTACCAATTACTTTGTAATCTCTACTATGATATATTTCTGTTTTATTTATAAGCTCTATCCATTCTCCTTCAAACTTCTTTAAATAATGCCATTCCAAATATAACTTAATACTATTAAAATCTCTTTTTACAACTCCATATTGGCTTGTATCACTAGAATTATCATATCCTTTCAATATATCCCCTTCACAAATTTCTTGATTGTTTCTAGCCCATTCTCCAGAGCATACCCCAACATTAGAGACTTTCTGCCATTTGCAACCCTCTGTCAACATAACTAAACATTCAAGTATATTACTCCACATTATTGTTGCTGAATAAATCCACTTTTCGTTCTCAAAATCATAACCTCTGTACTTAATTAAACTCACTTTTAATCATCTCCTCATATTCTTCTCTAGCCTTATCTATAGCAATAAATATGTCCTCTCCATTGTCATACAACTCTTTTGCTCTTTTAATTGTGTATTCAGTCCTTGAAACTTCCATTATTCCTCCTTAATATATTCAGCTTTCCAGCCACTTCTTGTTTTAGTTTTCTTTTTAATTGTTTGGTAAACTGCCTGACTCTGTAGTCTTAAAAAACACGCTGCACTATCTATAGAATCAAATATTTTTTCTTCACCAGTTTTGGCATTAATCAACTTTACCTTTGAACCTTTCTTTTTCTTTTTTCTATTTTTATCAACATTAAACTCTATTAGCATTTTTTCAGAAGTTGGAAATACAAGCTCTCCATTTTTTCTTACTCCATAAACACAACAATATAGTGCTAAGTAGTTTCTAAGAGTCAAATCATCTTCAAATATGTTATCTGCAACAGAACCATTAAAATATTTTTCAACCTTTAACATTTCAGCTCCCTCCTTATTCAACTGGCATTTCAAACACTTTTTCTTTGTTGCATCTAACCCCGTCTTTATTTATAATGTCAAACTTAGTTCCTGCAATAATAGCCTCCTGTATTCTGTTTAATACTTCAATAGCTCTTTCATTACTTTCATATACACCTATTCGTTTGACATCATCTTCAAATATTACAAATACTTGTTTATCGTATATTTCAACTCTGTTAACTCTCATTAAATCTAATCTATCTTGACTTCTAATTATTATCATTCCTAATACCCCCATCATCATTTTTCTTGTTATAATTTTTAAGACTTTCCGCATTTCAAGCCACAATATATCTCTCAATAAAGAATCCCATCCAGATATTATTGTAAAAGTCCCTTCATATTTTACTCTCTCAAACGGATTGTCTATTTCTGTACCCTCGAATGTTACTTCTTCAATTCTTGTATCATTTATCTCAAAACTTCCCTTATCGCATTCTAAGAACACTTTCTCACACTCATATTTCACTCTTAGACCTCCAATATTTTTCAACTCCTAGGAAGTAATATTGTATAATCACTCCCTAGACTATTTAACTTAATTAAAAAGGTATATCGTCATCATCTATTGCTTGAAAACCTTGTGGGTCTAATCCTGGTGGTACATATTCTTGTTTAGCATTATTATCATTTTTACTAGAAAGTAGTTCTAAAGCATTTACATTAACCTTAGTAATAGATTTCCAGCAACCATTTTCATCTTTGTAATTATATATATTTAACTCTCCAACAGCATAAACAGGCTTAGCTTTAACAAGATATTGCACTAGATTCTCTACATGTTTTCCTAATTGCTCACATTGAATAAAATCAGTTATTTTATTTCCATTTTTATCTTTAAACCTTCTATCTACTGCCATTGAAAAGGTTATTTTTGGAGTACCTGAATTTGGAAGGTACTTCAATTCTGCATCTGCAACTAATCTTCCAACTAAAGTTATTGTATTCATTTAACTAGCCCCCTTCTATTTTTCTTCCTGTTCTTCTGTATACTCAACAAAGTAAGTATAAGTTGTCTTGCTATTTTGCTTCTCTCTAGCAACCTTTACTGTATATCCAGCTTTCCCAAGTAATCTTAATAACTCCAATCTATCTTGTTCATTTAAAGAACCACTTCTTTGTGCATATATTCTCGCCATTTTATACCTCCCCTTTTCTAGGAAGCAATATATTGATATTTACTTCCTAGAAGTTTAATTTTATTTAAATTTTTCCTTCTGACTCTTTTTAATAATCTCATCTAGCTCTTTTTCTTCATATTGAGTGAAAGTCTGATTGAAGTTAGCAAACTTATTTTTATTCACATTATGAGTATTCACAGCTTTATTATTAGACTGTTTCTTCTCTTGTTTACTCTTTTTCTTCCTCTCAAACTCATTTTGATACTCTGTAAGTTCTAAAACAGTTTTTACACCTGCTTCTATCCAATTATTTAAGATTGTTTTTACATACTTATAATTCTTAACTCCACTGCCTACAGCTTCATCAATAGCTCTTATTATTACATCAGCTTCCATTCCATCATCTAAATAAGTCAGTAGTTGAAGAAAATTATTTGGAGTAATCACACCTATATAAGATTCATAATATTTTTTTATGTAGACAGTCTTATTTTTTTCAGATTGTTCAGCAATAACAGTAGTAATAACATCATTTTCTTTTAAACCTATTTTCTTTTTAATACTATTTTCTTTTATGTTGCCGATTTCCCGACCTCGGTTTTGCCGGCTTCCGGTTTCACCGACTTCGGTTTTACCAGCTTCCGGTTTTACCGGAGTCGGGAAAACGGCACACGGTTGAGATTCAGTCGTTTCAACACTTTCAGAATTTACATTTTGAGGTGTATCAAAAATATCATATCTATAACCTTTCATTTGACCTTTTTCATCCCTTATTTGTGTCCTAATAACAAAACCTTCCTGCATAAGCTCCTTTAAAGCATTACTTACTTTTGTCTTACTATCTTTTCTATAGCTTATTAATGATTTTGCATACACTTTATGGCTACCCGACCTTTGAAATCTTAACATTTGAGTGACTACTCCTACAGCTGAATAAGAAAGATTTTCATTGTCGAGGATTGTATTAGGTACTCTTGTAAATGGGTCGTCAAAATTTATGTGAAAGTATGTTTCATTATTAAAATTCAATATATCACCTACTCTTGATTTTGCTTTTCATAAGCATTACAAATTGTGTCATATTCTTGTTTTGTTAAATCTTTTATCTCTTTTCCAAATCTCTTAAATACTTTCTCTTTTAAGCTCTCCTTATTAACATTTGCATTACTTGCTATTGCATATAACCTGCTTAATTGTTTATCTGTTAAAATTCTATTGTTAGAATTACTTTTAGCTTCATTTTTGCCACTAGTTGCGTCAAAAGTGTCATTCTCAGTTATGTTGAGTAACTGAATGTACAAATATCTAGTTTGATAGGTTTCTATACCTCCTAGTGCCTGTAATTCATTAGAACCTTTAAGTTGTAAATCTCTCATGGGAGAAGTAAATACAATCTGTTCTGATGGGTTTTCTCCATTAATTAATGTTAGAGTTGCATATTCATTTGTAAAGGTCACTATAGGGCATAGCTTAGCTTCTTCAAGTAATCCAGTTGCTTGTGGTAGAAAGTCTGCTAACTCAAAATACTTGAAGTTAGCGAACTTATTTTCTCCACTTTTCTTTAGATTCAACTTACTAAATTTAACTCTTACATCCATCAATTTAATGTAAATATTATTAATTTCCATGGTCCTCACCTACTCTTTTTTAGCTTTTGGAATTGTTAGTGTAGTTCCATATTCAATCCTGCAACCTTCAACCTCATGACCTTTTTTAATAAAATCTTTAATAGTGTTCTTATCTACTTTTACAACTTGCTCTACTGTTTTATATATAGCAGGTATCTTTTCTTCATCTTCTATGACTAAGCTACCTGCTGACTTTCTTATACTTATATTTCCTAAAACTGTTTCTACTTTTTTAGTCCCAAGTAATTCCATACAGTCTTTTATATTGCTTTTTAATCTATCAAGAGTATTCTTCTTAACCTTCTTTAACTCTTGTAACCTCTTAATCTCTGAATCTATAGAGTTTATATCACTGTCAATGTTTAATATTACTGACACTATTCTAGTGTTTTTATTTTGTATCTCTTGTTTTATTATTTCTTTTATTTCCTCTAGTTTTTCAGCTTCATTTCCTGTTGTTTCTGTTAAACCTTCTTCTATTTCTAATAAATCTGTAGTTAATTCATATAAAGTACTCATAATTTCCCTCCGTTTGTGCTATAATTAGCTTATATTTTATATTATTTTGGAATCGAGCCACTCCTAATGGCTCTTTTCTATATCTGAATATCTATAGGTCTATCTCTTTCAATTTCTTCTGAAATTAATTCAAATATCTTGTAATCCTCGCTTTCTTCATATTCTTTTATTTCAATTTGTGTATCTATAATTTTTAGTAATGACTCAGCAAATATTTTTAATCTTTCATTTACACTTTTTTCTCTTAAAGCATTACTTAACTCTATTTCATCTAATACATCTCTTTTTTCTTTTTTTCTAAGTTTTGTATAAAGTTCCTCATTTTTATTTATTTCTAAATTAGCTCTATTTAGTTGTTGCTCTACTGCATTTCTTACTATAGTTAAACTTTTCATGATTAATCCCCCTTAATTTTTAATTTACTTGGTAAATACAAGTTAACTAACTCTATATCTCTGTTGTATTTTCTAAGACCTTCAAAACTTGCTTTTATTTGCTTATCATTGCAAAACTGTACATAAGCTATTAGTACTCTTACATTCAACTAAATCACCCCCTCTCTAATTTCTTTCATTTCTCTAAGCATTTCTTTGATGTTTTTTCCTTGATTTCTAGTTATAAAATCATCTAATTCATAACTAGAAACTTTAGTTGCCCCTATATCAACTGACTTCAAAAGCCCATTTTTTATTAACTCATATCCAAATACTTTATCTATTTTCAATCTTTTACTTGCTTCTTCAACAGACATAAGATAATCGGGATAACCTTTACTTATAACAATTGTTAGTTCTTTTGGTTCTAATAATTCTATTTTCGAAGTTTCATTTAAGTACTTTGAGATTTTATTTTTATAGTTGTTTAAATTCATTTCTACAACTTTACGGATACCTTCTGAAAAACAAATTGATATATTATCTAGGTCATTAAAACTTTTATCTTCTTGTTTATCTAAATTGAAATTAGATATATTGCCCAATTTACTCACTCCTTTTCAAAATATTCTGTATTTAATTTTTATCTTCCAACTAGTTCATCTAATGTAATGTCTAAATAGTCGGCTATTTTTATTAATGTATCTATAGTTGGATTTTTATTTTCTCCTCTTAAAATTGCATATAAATTCCCTGAATCTACACCTATTTCTTTTGCTAATTTCCATGCTTTTAAATCTCTATCTTTTAAAATTTTATTTATGTTGTCATTAATTGCCATTATTTTCCTCCTTTGATATACTATATTTGTAGGATATATCCTATATCTTTTTATGAAAGTTGGTGATATTATGCAGTTCAGTAAAGATATATTACATACTCTTACTTTAGAAATTCTTAAGGAAAAATATGATTTTAAAAGTTCTTCTGAAGAGGAACTTTTAAAACATTACCATGAAATCTTTTTGAAACTTTCAGAAGTCAATAATAGTTTTTCTAAAGGCGATGGCCTCAGTGTCTTTAAACAAATGTAGGTACTAAATTATATTTAAGAGCTTCTTTGCAAAAATCTAAAATATCTTTTGAGGAAAGGATACTTTGTTCATTTTCATTCAATGTATTAAGTATCCTTTTAGCTATTTGTAACTCTTCTTTTGATAATATTAATTCCGTTTCATTATTTACATTGTTCACTACACTTTCAAATGAAATTTTCATTTAATTACACACTCCTTTTTAAAATATTCTGTATTTAGTTTTCAAAGTGCTGTTATATTTTAACTTAACATTGATAATTGATTTACTAATTTCAATTTGTTGATAAAGTATATTTGACCTTTGCCTGTTACTTTTGGTGTTTTAGTAATCTTTGTACTTCCGTCAGGGTTATATATTGCTCTTTTTTTAGTTTCCATTATTTTTAAGTCAACACTCTTTTGAGTTGGTGTATTGTAATCTTCACCCTTACGTTTTATTAAGTAACCATTATCTCTAAGCCATGCAAATAATCTTTTCTCGCCTGTATCAATGCCATTTTGCTTAAGTAGTTTTGCAAGTTCTCCAACTAATATAGAATCATCCGAGGATGCTACTGCATCAGCAAACAATACTTTTGGTTGCTGTAACTGAATTACCTTATCTTTTTCTTCTATCTCTCTGCTTTTCTTTTCTATTGTCTTTTGAGCTACTTGTAATGCTCTTGCCATTATTTCGTCGTCTGTCATATCTTCTGTTGTATGTATATATCCTCCAGTTTTACGTATTGTTGGTAAAACTTCATCAAATACCCAACTTTCAAATTTTTCTGCATTTGGTAGTTTACTATTTACAATCAATCTATACATATCACTTTCAGGTATTGTATTTACTTCTAATATCTTATTTTCATTTTGCGGATGAGGTATGTAACTTTTTGTTACCCACCTACAATGGTCATTTATTGCTTTACTTGTGTTTGCATATCCTAAACATTTAGCTATATCTGTTGCAACAAAATATGGTTTCTTATCAACCTCAACCATTCTTATTTGACCAAATTCCAATTTTTCAAATATCTGTAGATTATTCATATTTATTCCTCGCTTTCTACATTGAATTTATTTTCTTTTTTTATTTTCTCAATAAACTCCCAACATGCATCCACAATAATAGAATTTTTACTTTTTCCACATTCTTTGGCTATATTCTGTACATATTGATTTAATTTTGGGACGAGCCTTACTGTCATTCTTACTTTTTCCATTCTTATTCCTCCCTCCTTATGACACTTATTCACTGTCTATAATCATTATATTATGACACTATTTTAGTGTCAAGACTTTTTTAAATATTTTTTGTATAATGTCATTAGGGAGGTGTCAAAATGACTACTATTACTGTAAGAATATATACACCATTAAATGAAAATTTAGAAAAAATTTCTTATCAAACAGGCATTCTCAAATCTTCGCTTATTCTATACGCTATTAATGATATTATTAGAAATTCAAAAGTTAATGAACTTCAATCAATCTCGTATAAAAGTGATGATACTGTTCGTTCTACTCTTAGGATTCCTGGTGTCCTAAAAGAGTTGCTAGAGAAAACAGCTAAAGAAAATAATTTATCAGTCAATTCTCTAATAAATAATGCTGTGCATTCATTTTGCATATCTCATTGGTTAATTTATCTTTGATATATACAACCAACACGCAATTATTACAATAGATGCAATAGGCATTCCGATTTCCTTACTTAAATCTATCAACGCTTTGTACAAGTCTTCTGGTATACGAAGCGTTGTTTGCTCGTGTTTCAATTCAATCACCTCTTTTGAATATTCTGTATTTAGTTTTCAAGGTACTGTTATGTTTTAACTTAACATTGATAATTGTTTGCTACTTTTAAATTTATTAATGAAGTATATTTGTCCCTTACCAGTAATCTTAGGTGTTTTAGTAATACTTGTATGACCATCTGGATGTACTCTTGTACCTTCTTTTGTTTCTATAACTCCTAAATCTACACTTTTTTGAGTTGGTGTATTGTAATCCTCACCTTTACGTTTTATTAAGTAACCATTATTTCTTAACCAGTCAAATAATCTATTTTGTCCTGTATCAATTCCATTTTGTCTAAGCAATTTTGCTAATTCTCCAACTAGGATTGAATTGTCAGAAGACGCTACCGAATCAGCAAACAGTACTTTTGGTTGTTGTAACTGGATTACCTTATCCTTTTCTTGATTTTCTAATTGTAGTTGTTCTTTTTCTTCAACTTCGATTAATAACTGTTGCAGTGCTTCTTTATATGTAGTTGGTAATTTAGGTTGTTGTTCTTTTAACTCTTGCTCCATTTCTTCAAACTTAGTTACATAAATTGCTGTAAATATAATCCCTTTTTCTCCTGTCATTTTATTAGCTACCATATCGCAACCTTTTTTAGTTAATAAGTAGCAAGGTTGGATTTTATTTTGAGTATTTATATAAGTACTTTCTATAAAGAAATCTTGACTCCTCAAATTTGATGAGTCCTCTAAAATCTTCTTGTATCCTCTTATATCTCTTAATAAATTATCGTGCTTCTTTTCTATTAATTCTGCTACTTCTCTACTTTCAACTAAAAATTGATTATTTTGCTTGATTATGGTTAGATTCTTCATTATTATTGCCCCTTTCTTCTTTTATTGCTATTTTAGCAACTTCATCTGAAAAAAAATAATCCGCAGATACATTATATAATTTAGATATCTTTTTTATTTCACTTGCTTTAAATTCGTTTTTTCCTTTTAATTTTAATCTAAAACCATATGAGCTAAGACCTAATATATCTGCCACATTTTTTTGGGTGTGTCTATTTTCCTTCATCAATCCTTCTAATCTATTTAAGTACATTAAATCACTTCCTTTTTGCTATTTTGGCAACTTCATATTTATATAATATCAAGTTTTGTGATTATAGTCAATACTTTTGTTGCTTTTTTAGCAAAAAAAATTGTAATAATTAATTTTGTTGCTATAATATAAATAAAAGTTGCTATTTTGGAATTAATATAAAAAGGGGTTGTGCAAATTGAATAGGATAAAAGAATTGAGAGAAGAAAAAGGCATCTCGCTAGACAAATTAAGCGAGGATTTACATATAAACAAATCTACACTATCAAGGATAGAAAATGGTTTAAGAGAACCTAAGAAAAGTACAATAGAAGAATATGCAAACTATTTTGATGTGTCTACAGATTATTTATTAGGAAGAACTGATGTTAGAAATAGCTTATTTATAAATAAAAACGAAAAAGATTATGATGCTGAAAATTTTAAAACAGAAAAGGAGCTTATTGAGAATATGTATCTTGACGAAGATATGAAAGAAGTTTTTAATATATTTAGCGAGCTAAGCCCAGACGCAAGAGAAAAAGCATTAAAAGTTGCAGAATTATTTTTACTAGACGAAAAAAATAAAAAATAGTTTATTTCTGAAAATGAATATAATAAAAAAGAGGAATCATTCCTCTTTTTTATTGATTTTATGTATTTCTTTCACTTTTATTTTATATTCATTGATTTTATTTTTATCCAATTCTTTCAACTTTTTCATTAATAAGTTTAACTTTAAAATATCATAATATTTCGTCTTATTCAAATATATCATCCCCTATAAAATATTTTATTTATTAATTCCACGAAACATACGTTCTTAAAAATAGTTACAACCACCTCTTTTTCAAAGCTTAAAACTATAAAATAACTGTAAAATATTATTATATTTTATAGCTTCTATTATTTTTGCTTTATCTAGATAAAGTTATTTCTTAACTACATTCTAGCACAAATTTCCAACAAAAAGTGTGCGAATATTGCACATTTATTACAAGAAATTACACAAACTAACATATATAAAATTATCTAAAAGGTAGGTTAAATATATGTTAAAAGAGTTACGAAAAAAGAAGAAATTAACACAAATAGAGTTAGCAAAAAGAGTTGGTTGCCACAGAAGTCAAATTTCTAGGTTGGAAAATAATGAGGATAAAGATTTAACTATCTCTATTCTTATTGAATTAGAAATAGCTTTAGGATTGGAAGAAAAATATTTAGTAAATTATTTTGCTGATGAATATATTAAAAAAAGAAAATTACATAAATAATTCGAATGTTTCTATCAAATACTATTTTTAATATATAATATTATTTGAGGTGAATAAATTGAACTTAAGTTTTAATAAAAAGAAAAAATTTGAATTAAGCAAAGAAGAATTGGAATTAATTGAAAATTGGTTAGGTAATAAATATGCAGGAGATATGACGATACCTGCTATTGTTGACTTTTCTTTAGAAACTGATATTGAGTATGAAAAAATAGTTGTTTATTTGGCAGAAAAAGTGCTGGAATCACGTGATAAAAAACATTAAATATGTATCTAAATAAAAAAGACTATTAATTATAAACATAAAACTTTGTTTCTTATAGTCTTTTTTATTTATTTTATTTAAATTGATATATGTTATTATATAATTACATAAAAAAGCTTTTGAGAGGAGAAATTTTATGAAAGGCGGCGTAAGAAAACGTGGAAAGAAGTGGTATTACTACTTTGATGCAGGTATAGTAGATGGCAAGAGAAAAAAGGTAGAAAGAGTTGGTGGAAACACTAAGAAAGAAGCTGAAAAATCGCTCCGTGATGCAATAAATGAATATGAAAACGCTGGTATAGTGTTTGATGAAACAAATATGAGTTTATCAGACTATCTTAACTTTTGGTACAAAGAGTATGTACTTCTTAATTGCAAATACAATACTCAGGAAAGTTATAGAAATTTAATTGAAAATCATATAGAACCTAGACTTGGTAAATGTAAGCTAAAATCTATAAATCCAGCTATTATTCAAGAATTTTTAAATAATAAATCAAAAGAGACATACACACAAAACGGAGAAGAAAAACACTACACAAAAGGAGTTTTAAAAGCGATTTATGTTGTATTAAATGCTGCTTTAAAATCTGCTGTTTACCCTTACAAACTCATTAAGGAAAATCCTGTTCAATATGCCAGTATACCAAAAAATGTTTTAAAGGTAAAAAATGAGTCAGATAACAAGACTATAACACTAGATGAGTTCAATAAAATACTAGAAATATATCCTAAAAATACAAATATCTATATTCCTCTACTTATAGGGTTTCATACAGGCATGAGAAAAGGAGAAATATTAGGTCTTTGTTGGGATAATGTTGATTTAGATAATAATATAATCAAAGTTAGAAAAAATTTAATAAAGAGAAAAGTTTCAGAATTTGAATTAGCATCACCTAAGACAAAAACATCAATAAGAGATATTAAAATAGGTGATACTTTGTCTAGAATATTAAAAGAGGAAAAATTGAATCAAAAAAAACAAAAAATTAAAATTGGAAAATGGTATAAAGAAACTGAGTATGATTGGGTTTGTAGAAAAAAAGATGGCTCATTTGTAAATCATAACAACATTGATGCTTGTGTGAGAACAATTAACAAAAAATTAAACCTTGACTTCAACTTCCATTGTTTAAGACATACACATGCTACATTATTATTAGAAAATGGAGCTAATATAAAATATATACAACAAAGATTAGGACATAGTCAATTATCAACTACTATGGATACATATTCACATGTTACAAGTAAAATGGAAAGTGAAACAGTAGATATTTTGGAGGGTATTTTACAATAATTTGCCACCGAAAAAAAATTATGGTGGCAAACAGGTGGCAAAACGATAAAAAACATTCTTTTTTTTGCTCAAACACTGTTATTTTGCTATTTTATATAAAAAAGTCGTATTTCTCACAGTTATACGACTTATATTAAATTCTTTACATAAGTCTCCTTCAGATGGAAGTTTATCTCCTGGTTTATATATGCCAGATGCTATTTGTTTTTTTATGTTGTCATATAGTTGTTGATATAAAGGAACAAAGGAATTTACTTCTAAATCCATTTCTTTTTTTTGTCTCTTTTCATCCAT